GGGTTAGGGAATCCCACACGTCGCTCATCGGCTTCAACACGTTGAACAATGCGACTGGTGTGCCGATGGTGATACCGTCCAGCGGGATGCGGTACAAGGGCATGTCGTAGGTGGTGCCCCCGTCCAACGGGCTGGTGGTGTTCACGGCGGGGTCGGTGGGCGTGCCCGTGGTGGGCGTGCCCCTGACCACCACCAGTTTCGCGCTCTCAACCGACTGCGAGCCCTTCGCATAGCGGCATACGATCAGGTCGTTGCGTTTCTGACCCTGCGACCCGTTGGTGACGATCAGGTCCTCGGGCGTGCCTTGGCTGACGTGACGGCCCTGCATGACCAGCTCGCCCGTGCCGATGGTCACCTTGTTCGCCGAAACGACCGTGATCTTGAACTTGTCATGCACGTTCAGGACATAATCATCCAAGCCGAGAATGCCGGCGTTCAATCCCGCCGCCTGCTCCGCTGTCGCGTGCGCCTTGCCCGCATGACCGGTGACGAGTTCAGCCATTCCGCTTGCCTCCGTTCTGCATCCAACTGTCGAAGCTGTTATCAAAGTCCTTGAGCTTGTTCACATAGTCCGCGTAATCCTGATCGCAAAACAGGTAGTCGTGGACCGTGCCGGAGGAGTCCAACCGGTTGACGTTGTACCACGTCTTGATATCCGGATCGTCCAAGTCCTTGTACCATTTGTGTTTCCCGCACCGGTCGCATTGCATGACCGTCGCATTGTCGATACGCGCCATAATCGGCTCCTTACTGTTTACTCGGCCTCATAATCGACGGACATCACGCCGCCCGAGACCTTGACGATTTTCTTGCTGATAGTCGCGTTGACGGTGATGCCCGTGAGATTATCCCTTGCGGTCACGGTGTCGCCCACGTCAAACACGATGCCCGAATCCTCATGCACGGTGACCTTCACCTCACCCTCGGACTGCAAGTCCTGAAGTTTCTTCTTCGTGTTCTTCGCCAACTCGTCCGCCTCGGCCGACGAATAGTCGTACACTTGGGCAATCTCGTCCAAACCCTTGAACGTCTGGGTTTGGGTGACGTTGCCTTTCGAGTCCGCATACCAGTGGCTGACGATGCGGTTCCTCAACTCGCCCTTGCCCAAGCCGATCATGTGGTTCGGCTTGCGCCACGTGCGCGATGCGTCGAAGTCCAACAGGTCGGAGTCGATGTCGTTCCCGTAGTCGCCTGCCGTCTCCAGCCATGTTTCGACATGGCCTGACCGGTAGGCGACTTTGAGTTTCAAACCGTTCGCTTTCGCCATCGCGCAGACGCCCGTGTATGCGTCCACATACCGTTCGAACTGGTAGGACTTGATGGACACGTCGCCGGACGGGGGAACGACCGCTTTGAACAACGGGGTGAGCGAGACACGGGACAACAACGCACCAAGTATGGTGGAGGCGTTGCCTGACACGGTGAGGTAATCCTGCCCCGAATCCGGGGCGAGAATCTTGTTTTCCAACATGCCATGCCACGTGCGCCCCGAATACGTGAGCGTGGAATCACCACGCTCCAACTGGTCGCGCAACGCATCAACTATCCCGCCGCACTCGGACTCCTCCAAATAGACGAACGCGCCCTGCGGGATGAGCTTGTCCACCGTCAACTCGAAATCGTTCTCGTCCTTGCCCCACGCGCAATCCAACGAATAATCCTCGACCATCATCGAATCCACATGGTTCGCATCGGTCACCACAAGCCCTACACCCATTGCGGTTCGCTCGCCTCCTCGATGATCGTCAGATCGATGCCGAAACCATTCCATTGAGCAGCGAGCTCGCCGGACGGTATCGGCTGGAAGATGTAGCTTCCCCCGTTCTCACCGCCCGTGCGCACACCCTTGGAGAACACGTTCGACGTGTCGCCGTTCTCAGTGGTCAGGATGATGCTTTTCTCACCCTCCACACTGGAAATGGTCACATAGCCGCCCGAGGGAATGTCCATGTCCAACTCGTACCGGTTGCCCCCCAACGTCAACTGGGGTTTCGACACCGGCCCGAACCAGACCATCTCAAACGGCATCGGCGCGGGCATCGGATTCACCACGGTCGTGTTCCTCGCGGTCGGCATATAGTCGTGCGGGTAATCGTGCGGGTAATCCAAATTTAAGCCGGGCTGCAACACATCCGACCAGAAATGCTGCACGTCCAACCGTCTCCGCCACACGCCGTCCAACAGCACGATGGTCAAATCAATGCTGGCGTCCGACGCACGATGATGCGACTGGGGGCTGGTTTTCACGATGACCGCATGCTGCGTCCATGCCGCGCCGGACTCGGCCAGCCCGGTTATCACACCGGGCTGGTTCATCTGAATATCCGCGTCCGTAGCACGCATGAACGCATCCAAATCGGACGGGTTTATGACGCTCATGCTGACACTTACCTCACGAGCCTTGCGTGTAGGCATACCCAATCCACGGTAGGTCAGCGAGTAATCCCATTCGCGGGATCGCAGTCCGAGGGCCGCACCCCACGACAGTTTGGATTCCAAGTCGAACACCTGTCCGGTCACGCCTGACGTGTAGGTCAGTTCGCTCATAGGGCTCCTCTCACATCACGGTTGAACGCCCTCTGCGAAGGCCACGGACTGCTGTTCTCCGAGATCACGGACGGCAGTCCGGCCGCAAGAGCCCCTACCTGTCGGTTCAGTTCGTCCACACGGTTGTTCAACTCGCGCACGCCGGCGTTCAAGTTGCCGTTCGCTTCGACGTTGACAACAGGGTTGACCTCGATGTTCCACGAGCCGTTCGCCGTGGATACGCGGCCACCGGTCGCATACGCCTGAGACTTCCTGCGAGCGTTCAACGCGAACGCGGACGGTTGCATGGCTTTCTCCACACTGCCGACCGCGTTCAACGTGTTCAGGAAACTCCTGCCATACAAGGCGTCAATCTTCTTGACGGCTGCGGCACGAAGCACCATCTCACCATTGGACAGCATCGCCGGAATCGAATCAGAAGTGGAAGTACCGGGACCATAGATACGACCACCGGTAGCATGACCGCCACCCCCGGATATCGTGTCGATGAAAGCCGTCCATGTGCGACCAGCGATTGACCGCAGAGTGGATAGCAGGTTCGACGCGACATCCAAAGCGTTGCCCATCGCATTCAACGTCGTGGAATGATAGGTGGGCACCTTGCCGATCATGCTTCGTGCCGTTCCGGCAAACGATGGCGTATTGCCGAGACCCGTAAACATGGACAACCACTGCTGAGGAATATTCCGAACCGCATTATTGGCGATGTTGGAAAACAGCGTCGTATTGCCGGAACCAGTCAATATAGACTGCCACTGCTGAGGAATGCTCTCAACGGCGTTCTTCGCGATACCGGATGGGCCACTGGTGCCATCAAGTCCGAACAGCCACGACCACCATTCATGGGGAACACTGAACACGTTCGCCTTAGCGGACTCGGTGCCCTCGCTGGTGTTATCGACGGCGCTGACGAGAATATTATTCTCAGCGAGCTTTTCACCATCGGACTCCCTATAGGAGGCGAGTTTCACCTGAGCGTCATCATCGTTGGCGTCGATGTTGAAGCTGACGCCCTTGGCGGCGGGAACCTTATTCTTCTCCACGTCCTTTATCTTGCCGGAAGCGTGGTCGATACAGTCGAGAATCCACTGTATCTGCTCGTCGGTCAGGTTCAGATAGCCGAGCTCGTCCCTGACCTTCTGCATGCGCTCCTCAGCGTTGCCCTCACCTGAGAACAGCCACTTGTAGGCTTTCTTGGACATGCCGAGAGCAAGAAGATTCTCCTTGACCTCGCCTGTCTCCCAGCGAGCATTGCCCTTCGCGTTCAACAGCAATGTGAGGTCCCTCTCGGACAAGTCGCCTTTCATCAGCTGCTCAACAAGACTGAGAACACCGTCCAACGTGGTGACCACTCCAGCTTCACGTAGCCGGATAACGATCTCTTTCTCACCATCGGTCAGACCGGATATGCCCTGCACGAGCTTATCCACCGCATCTTGGGCGATTTCCGAATGAGCGGTGATCGTGGTACCCACATCAGAGGGAATCAGACCAAGCGAATCAGCGTACCTTTCAGCAGCTTCCTCACTCATGCCAGCGGCCTGAGCCTGCTGCACGATGGCCTCACGCGCCTCATAAATGGAGTTTGCGGCCTTCTGCGTGTACTCCTCCACCTGACCGTTCTTCTCACCATAGGAGAGAAGCTGATGGGCGGACAGCAACGCGGTAGCGGCCACATCCTTCATCGCCTTGTCGGTGCGCACATAGGCGGCGTTGTTGGCGTCAGCCAGTTCGCCGTTTTCCTTGAACGCCTGACCGTTCGCCTTGACCGTCGTGGCGAGCGAGCTGAGCTTGTCGGACAGCGCGGAGGAGGAATCGGAGATCTGTTCGAGGGAACGCAGATATTTCATCTGCTCCTTGACGGATTTCTCCAAGCCTTCCTTGTGCTGCTTCTTCAACGCCTGCAACAGCGTGTCGGCGGCGATGGCGGCATCGGTCTGCTTCTCGACCATCATGCCGTACTGGTCGCTGGCCTTGTATGTCTCCTTGCTTTGCGCCTCCAACTGTTTGACGAGCTTCTTGTAGCCGGCCTCGTTGCCGCTGACCGCATCGGTCAGCGTACTGGTATTGATGCCCAGACGTTTGGCCGCGTCGGCTGCGGACGTGTAGCCGCCGCTGACCTTGACGAGCCATTCAGTGACCGCGCCGCCACCGTCCTTGCCGAACAGGAGCGACGGGTCATCCCACTGTTTCGTGGTCTCCGACTTGAAATCGTTGAACGCGTCCGCCGCCTCCTTGGCGTTGGACTTGATGCCCTTCATGCCGTCGATGACCTTGTCCATCGCCTGCTTGGATGCTTCCGCCTTCGTCGTGTAGTCGGATATCGCATTGCCGATGACGGCGATGCCCGCGCTGATTCCCAGACCGGCAACCGTCGTCCAGCCGCCGAACGCATCCCACAGGTTCTTCACGCCGGTCTTCAACGAACCGAACCTGCCGGACTGCTGTTCGGCCTGCTCCCCGGCCGAACGGATGGAGGCGATGGCCTGACCGTTCGCACCGACCAAGCCGCCCATGTCCTTGGAAGTCTCCTTGGCAGCGTTCCCCGGAAGGAGCAGCTTCTTCGAGTTAGCTTCCGCCGCCATGCCGAGGGAATTGACCTCGCTGATGGCACCGGACAGAATACCCGCATAATTGCCGGAACGCAACTGGTTCATCGCCTTAATCAGGGTGCCCATTTTCACGGACGCCTGTTCGGCGCTCAAACCCAGTTCGCTGAGCATCTTCTGGTATCGCATCGTGGACTGGATGTTCTGCAACATGCCGGTCTTCAACGACTCAAACGCCGTCTTGCCCGCACGACCGAACGTGGCCCACAATGTGATGATGCTTTTCACCGGCCCCGGCAACGAGTCGAACGTTTGGGCCACGCCGGTGGCACCCTTGGCGATGGTGCTGATAAGCGGGCTCACGGTACGCAAAGCGGACGCGAACGTGCCGCCGAACGTGCGCGACAACTGGCCCACCATGCTCGCCAAATCGGAGAACATGGGGCCCGCGTCACCCACCGCGTCAAACACCTGGCTGAACCCGTCGCGGACACCGGAACTGAAATCGCGGATTCCACCACCGGACTGCTGCAACACGCGACTCAACCCAGTGATGCCCTCGCCTACGATCTGGCCCGCGTCACCGAACACCGCGCGAGTGGTGTCCTTCAACGAGTACGCGGCGTCGCCAATATCCTTGAAAGCGTTGCGCATCTTGTCCTGCGCGTCCTGCGCACCAGCGCTCCAAGCCTCCAAAGTCTCTTGGAACTTGATGGTGTGAACGGCCTTGTTGGCTTTCTCCAAAGCCTCGGAAAAACCTTGGATACCGTTCTCGGTCTTCGCCAGAGTACCCAACGTGCCCTCAAACACGCCTATCAGGTCGAACACGGACGATTTCAGATAGCCGCCCTGTTCGATGGCCTTTTCCATCGCCTTAGAGACTTGACCGGTACGTTCGGCGGTATCCACCCAGTTCGCCCACTTCTCGGCCACGTCGGAAATGTAGGAGGCCATGCGGGGCAGATACTGGCTGGACTGGTCGCCCAAGCCGAGGAACGCGCGGGCCAGTGACTGCAAGCCCGGGTTCAGTTCGGACACCGCGAGACGAGTGTTCTCGAAGATACGCGGTAGTTGGTCGGCTTCGTTCGACTGGCGCACCACGTCGATAAGCCCGTTGAGCACCTTGCCTTCCTCGACGGCGATACCGTTCAAACCCTTGGACAGTGAGGGGGCCACGTCGTTGGCGAGACGGTACAGGTTATCCCCGTACTCGTTCCAAGCGTTGTCGCCCAACTCCTTGTTCAGGTTCGCCAGCGAGGTCTTGGTAACATCGAACTTTTCCTTCAAATCACCGAACACCCGGTAGCCCACGTAGCCTGCGGACGCCAGACCAGCCAACGCGGCGGGAGCGGCCAACGCGGCCTTGCTCATGGACACGAGGCTGACGCCGACACCGCCCGCAGTGCGTCCCAGGTTCAGGAGTCCGGCACCCAACGCGGTGACGCCGGCACCGAGAATCGACCACTTGGGAACCACCTTGTCGAGCTTGTCGAACAGGTTCACAAGACTGTCGAACTGGTTCTGCACGCCCTTCAAACCGGTCGCACCACTGGTCATGCCGGAGAAAATCTTGCCAAGGTCAGTGCCCTTGAAATTAGCGAAGATGTCGATGGTGCGGGGGCGGGTGAAGTAGGCGAGATGGGCTCGGGCCAACGCGGTCTCCAAGTCCAAATCCATCTTCAGCTCGTCGTTCTTGTCCTCGAATTTCTTCAGCTTCTCCTCGGCGCGATGCATTTGCAGGTCGAGGTCGGCTTCAAGCTCCCAACGACGTTCGGGATTGGCTTTGATCTTGGCGGCGGTCTCATGCATCGACGCGATGATTCGTTCCTGATCGACCTGCCAGTCCACGGGAATGTCGAGGCGCGTATGACGCAGCTTCTCCAACCGGGCTTCGAGCTTGTCGGCGTTGTCCTCCCACACCTTGACGCGGACGTTGACCTCATGCTCCCGGTCGAGTTTGGCGCGCAGCTTCTCCGCGTCATACATCAGTTCCGCGTATTTTTTGTCCCATTGGGTCTTATCCAATGTGGCTTTGGCGGTGATCGGCTTGCGGGATGCGAAGTCGCGCAGCTTCTTCAGCTGGTCGAAGGTATTGTTGAGCTCCTTGCCGAGGCTCTTGTCGATGCCCATGGGCTTGAACTTCTGGAACGCGGCGGAAAGCGCCTTGACCTGAGTCTCCTGCTCGTCGAACAGGCTGGTCAGCTCGCGGGCGGTCTTGCGCTGCTTGTCCATCGTGCGGCGCGAATCGTTCTGTACCGCGTTGAGGCGTTTGACGCTGGTTCCCGTGTCACCGAACACCTCGGCCAACGCCTTCTGGCCAGCCGTGAGCTTCGACAGCTGCTGGAGCTGCCTGCGGTTCAGCTTCTCGGACTTCTCCTCAAGGTCGAGAATCTTGTTCAGGCCGGAGAACAGCCGGTCGTTCTCACGGTTGAAGTCATTGAGCCGCGCCTTGCGCATGAGCTCGGCGTCCGAATACTTGGAGATGGCGTCGGTCGCCTTCTCCCACTTCTTGGTGTTGGAGTCGATAAGACGCTGCTGTGCCGCTACCTTGTTGTCGAAATCGGCGGAGAAGAGCTTGTTCTGAGCCTTCTTGTTCTCCGCTATCTCCTTGCCTACCGCCTTCAGGTCGGCTTTCAGGCCCTTGAGCTGTTCGCGCAGCTCGGGGATGCGACTGTTCTTGTACCAGTTCGCGGTGTCGATGTTCCCGGCCTCGCGCAGCTCCTTCATCTTCTTGATGGACCAGTCAAGGGTCTTACTGACATCGGCTTGGCTGCGGGTCAACTGCTCCTGACGTTTGCGCCCGTTCTCGATGGCCTCCGCGTACATGTCGTAGGCGGCGTGCTCGTCCTTGATGAGCATGGTCTGCCTGCGGGATGCGGCCGTGGCCTCCTTGTCGTAGAGGGCGCGTGCCGAACGCATGCGGGAGAGACTGTCCTGAAGACTGTCGGCCACGGATTTCTGCGACTTCTTGACGAACGCCTCCGTCTGGCCGGCGGTCCGCTTGATCTGGTTGGAAAGCCGGTGAATCTTCTCATTGAACGACGTATCGTCCAAGTCGAACCTGCTGGTGACCGGCTTCTTCTCCCACTGCTTCCGCTGGGCCTGCATGGCCTTGTCGATGGCACGCAAGCCGGACGGGTCGCCGTCGATCTTCACCACGTTGGTGAGGGTCTTGCCGTCAAGGTCGCGCATCTGCTCCTTGGCGCGTGCGACGCCCTTCGTGTTCACATCAACGGTGACCTCGGGGTGGCGAGAATGCAGTTCCGCGTTGAGAATCTTCCAGAAATTATCGGTGTCCGGGCGAATATCGACGCCGACCGCGCCAGCGGAATACAAGGCCATGAGAAAACCTCCGGGAGGATAAACGAAAACCCCTCGTGGAATGCGAGGGGTTTTCTGCTAGAAACTGTTGCCGCCGAACACGGCACCCAACATGCCCGTGATCTGGGCGAACGACTTGCCCGCCGTGGAGAACGATTTCGGCCCGACCGAATCGGGCTTGACCACGGTGCCGGGCGGATAGACGGGCTGCGGCTTCGACTTCTTGTCGCCCATCATGCGGGCGATCATCACGCGAATCATCTCAAGCTGGTTCGTCATGCTGAGCATCAGCATCTGCGACTGCCCGTAGGTGAGGTAGGAAAGACGCGGCATGCTTTTCGCGTCTTCCCGTGGGAGTGGATGGTGTTCGGCCATCCACGCGCGGTACAGGCTCCCGTCAACGCCCTCCAAACCGTCCAGCAGGTCGCACAGCCATGACGGCTCCATGCGGCCCATACTGGCGGGGAGGTTGATGTTGTAGAAGCGTTGGAAGTCGGCCGAGACCGCTACTCTGCATTCTCCAAGCGCGTCTTGGAGGCGCTTGATTTTCCCAGTGCCACCGAATAGAACGTGGTCAGGGGCACCAGCAGCACGTACAGGTTCTCCAAGGTGCGGCCACGGGTGAACTCGTCCCACTGCTTCTCGTCGGCCGCGATTTCGCGGTAGAACATGTCCGCGTACTGCACGATCTCGGCCATGAGGATGACGGCTTCGGACTCGTCGTACTTCGGCTTCTTCTTCGGCTTGTCGGCCTTATCGTCGTCGAAGAAGCCCATGTCGCCCAGTTTCCCGTTGCGTTCGGAGATGCGCTGCCATGTCACCGAGAACTCGGCGGACTGGGCCACGTTCAGCTCCTGCGGCTTCGCCATGTCGGGCAGTCCCGCGAACAGCGGCTGCTCCTTGAGCTCGTCCCATGTCTCCGGCATCTTCGCGTTGTCGGTCGTGTTCTTAGTGTTCTCTGCCATCATCGGCTCCTATCCGTGGAAAAGAATGATTCTGAAAAGCCCTATCCGTGGAAAGATGGGGTTCCTTGCCGCGCGGATAGGAGACGCGGCAAGGAAGAGACGGGTCAGACCGTGAAGTCGGACGGCGCGAAGTAGGCGACGGACGTGAACTTGCCGTTCTTGTCATGCGGAAGCGCGCTGGAGGTCTTGATGTTCGCCTGAGCGGAGAACTCCACGAACGAATCCGTGGAAAGAGCAGGCAGACTGGAGAACGCGATGTCCGAGTTCGGCAGCAGCAGGCCGGCACGGCCGGTCGTGTTCGTGTCGGACCACAGGATGAACAGGGACTTGTTGATGGGGGTCTTCTCCAAGGAGAAGGCCACGCCGGCGCCGGTCATATCGACCGCGTTGTAGAAGGTCTTGAACGTGCCCTTGTCGCCCTGCACCGAATTGAACGTCACAGTGCCGGTGGTCTGGGCGTACTGGGTGCGGAACGCCGCCTTGAGCCAAGTGCTCAACGTGGTGGCGTCGCCGCCGTCCAACGCGAACTCGGGCAGGTTGTCGTTCGACATGTGGCCGAGGTTCGTCCACATGCCGTCGCCCACGCCCACGGTCGCCGCCTCGACGGTGAACTGCTTGAGCAGCGCGGCGTTAATGATGGTCTCGGCCTTCGCCATGAAGATCGTTCCTCGGACGGCGGTCAACACGCCGTCGTCGTGGATGCCGATTTCGTCAGCCATATCGTTTTCCTTTCAAATATGGAAGACCCCGCAGCCGTGCAGGCGTGCGGGGTCTGATTGTGTGATTGATGGTTTTTCAGATAAGGTCAGCCGCGTGGGGACGCGGCCTGTATGCGTTTCGTGGAAGTCCACGCGACGATGCTTTTGGAACTGGTCATGTCGCCGGAAGACCGGGACTCGAAACCGGGATTGTCCACTATCCGCCCGATCTTCCCATAGTCGGTGCCGGGCCGGTAGGGCCATGCGGATATGCAACGGTGCAGCCATCCGCAGATGCGGGCCACCCGTTCCGGGTCACGGCCCAGCACCGTCAAAGACAGCGTGTACTGCCATATCCAAGCCTTCAGATTCCAGTCGGGCTGCTCAGGAGCACCGCAATGGTAGAGAATCACGTCATGGGACAACAGGAGCGAATCCGTGGCGGGCGTGACCTCCGGTTGGATGACCGGCCTGAAATCACGGTCCTTCCATTCGACGGCGTCCAGGTAGGCGCGTGTCAGGCCGACCGCATCCAACTGTTCCCTTACGGAAAGGTCAAATATCGTGGGGTCAGACATATTTCGCCCTCGACATGATGAACAATCCCGGCATCCAAGCACTCGGGCTTTTGATGCCGTACTTGTGTTCCAGCCACCGGTTGAAGTAGCCGAACTCAAGATGCGAGGCGATTTCCGAACCGTCACGGCCTGTCACGCTCATGATGACGGCGGTGTGCGTGCCATGCGCGTGAGTGCTGATGTCGATGCGGTCGGCGACGGACGAATGCTTCGCCTTCATGTCGGCCAGCGCCTTCGCCTTCGCCTCGACCTTCTCCGCCACGGGACGGGTCGCTTCGGCTCCGAACAGTATCGCCATGTCACGGTTCAACACCCTCGCGGGCTTCAGCTTCACGTACCCCATGTGCGGCTCCCCTCGGGCGGGACAGGCGGTTTCAACCCGTTGTCCTCGGTCGCATGGCCGATGCACCTCGCGGTGATGTTCCAATGGTGGGCGGCATCCGAGGCGTGACGCATCTCCATAGGCGGGCCGTCAACCTCGTAACAGGCGTTATCGAACCAGAACTGCGTGTTGATGTCCCCATGCCATTCCGGCGCGAGAACGATCGCCAGAGCATCCTCACGCAGGCCACCTGTTGATTGCGGCGTGGTATCCTGCGCCCAGTTCTTCGAAAACGTGCTGTTCTTATTGATTCGAGGCTCGAACGAGCAGTAACAGTAGGAGGCGTCCCCATCCGGCACCGTGCCGGCACCGTAGGGTGTCTCATACGGTTTCATCGGCTGCACCACGATCATGTCGCGGTGCAGAAGATCATCCGTGATGCGGGGTTCTGTCTCCACGTCATCGAACAGGTGGGTCTCCTCGGGCTGCTCCCCGTCATACAGGTGGCTCATGGTCAGCCCCCGAAGCCGGGGTCGAAGCCGAGGCTGATGTGCCCGCCGCCCTGCGAACTGGTGTAGCCGGTGAGTATGGCCTTTTCGTCCTTTGCGACGAACAATCGGGGACTGGGATTGTAGCCCGGAGTCACCGGCTGGTCATCGCGCCGCGTGTACGAGTAGTTGCCGTTCGATTCGGCATTGTACTTGTATTGGCGGGCGAGACGGAGAACCATATCGCATACCACGCCGGCGAAGTCCGATTCGCTCAGACGCCGCCTGCGCAGCCGCGCGTACACGTTCGGGCATTCGGCCATGCACAGCAATGCGGCCTTACGGCACTGCTGCTTCACCCACGAATCGGGGAAACCGGTGTCCTTGTCGAACAGTTCCGGCTCCCCGGTCGCGTTGAGCCGCATGTACTTCAACCAGTCGATGTTGTCGATAAGCGTCGTGGACATGCTGGCTCCTTAAGCTCAGCCGTTGAGGACGGTAGCCTTGAACGTGCTGTTGGACTGGACGAGAACCGGCAGCATCGTGCCGTTCACGTAAGCCTCGTAGCCCGGCGTGGCGGACGGGATGTCGAGAATGGCTCCAATCGGGCCGGCGTCGTACTGGCGGCTGATGCCGTACACGGTGGACTGCTTGGCTTCGGCGGTCGGGCCGAGAGCCGTGTAGCCGAGGCCGGTGTCGTTCAGGCCGGGCAGCAGCAGAACGGTGTTCTCCGGGAAGAAGGAGGCCACGCCGCCCGGCAGAATGATCTTCTGCTGGCGGGCGAACTCCTCATACGTCTCATCAACGAGCAGAACGTCGCTGATATTCGCATAGGAGGAAAGAACGCCACGCACCTGGGCTTCGCCGATGAAGGCGGGCAGCATGTCCGACTGGGCCTGACCCGCGTAGAAGTACTTCATCACGGCGGCGTTCTCCATGAGCGTGTTCATGACCTTGCGGGTCGTGACCATGACGCGCGGGCGGGTGCCCTCGGCCTTGTACACGAGGTCGCTCCATTTGCGCAGGTCCTTGATCGGGTCGCTTGCAGCGTTGGACCACAGGTTGTTGGCCTTGAGTTCGACGGCGAGCGAGGCGTCTCGCGCGTAATCCCAGTTGGCGGTCAGGTTCGACTCGCCGATGCCGAGCTTGGCGTCCACGGCGACGGCGACGTTGGCCTTCTCCGTACGGTAGGCCATTTCGGTGCCGAGGCGGGCAAGTGCCTCACGCAGCTCGTCGGAAGCCTCGGTGGCGGTGGCGGCGACACGTCCGGCTGCGATGTCGTGCTCGCTGATGCGGTGGCGCTTGCGCAGCGGCAGCATCTCCGTATAGGATTTCTTGCCGCCACCGGTGGTCTTGTCATACGGGGCTTCGCTATCCCATGTCGAATACTTCATTTCCTCGACCTCGAAGCGCGGCTGGTTCGGAACCCAGCTCACGTTCAGACCGGTCGGGTTCATCATATCCGGCAGAATCTTGCCGAACGGCAGAATCTCGCGCGTGGACTGATATGCGCCGAGCACGATGGCCGACGCCTCGGCGGGCGTGATGATGTCCTTGTTGATAAGGGCCATGATGTTCCTTTCGGATATAAAAAACCCGCCACATGGGGCGGGTTTCAGAAACGAATGATTAAGGTCACTTAGCGGCCATGACGCCGGCAGTGCGCAGATTGGCGAACAGGGTGTTGACCGCAGTGACGATGGCGGCGGCGTCGGCACTGGTTGCGAGGTTGGCGACGTTCGCGGCCTGCTTGACGCCACCCAGTGCGCTTGCAGTGGCGTTGGGCAGTTTGTAGGCCGGAGCGGTGCCGGCAGCGGACGGGGACAGCACCGTCACATCGCCGCCAGCGTCCTTGTCGTAGTCGAGAATAAGGCCCTCGAAAACGGTGCTTTCCGCCAGTGTGACCGGCAGGTTGTTGCGGTCGATGACGGCCATGTAGCGCACGCCAGCGGTCGGATACTGGTCCTCGAAGCCGGAGCGCGTGAACACCACGTGCAGCTGGCTTTCAAGGAAACCGGCGACCTTGAGCTGGCGGCCATCGGTGGCGGTCGGGTCATACGGGCCGAACAGGCCGGTGCTGGTGACCTTGGCGACCGGAATGCCGGACTTCAGCCAGGCGTTGAAATCATCCGGGTCGATGGAGGCGAAGTACTTCTGTTCCTTCTCCTTGTCGCCGGTGAACAGGCTCAGGTCAAGCTGCGCCTCACGAATGCCATCGGTGATGCGGTTGATAAGCCAGGACTGGTCGTCCTGCGGCACCGTATAGCCGGTGGTGTGAACCATTTCCACGGGTTTAGCCATTGGGGTTCTCCTTACTTTTTGTCGTTGTTGATGGACGCGAACTTGCGCCCGTAATCGTATGCGGCAGTCAATCCGCCACTGGCCGTCGAACCTTGAGGATGAGGCGCCGTATGGCTGTATCCCTCCAATACGGAGGCGGGCAGGGGCTGCTGCTGTTCTTCTTTCTTCCCCTCGTCGGCAACCGTTTCGGTCTGCGCGGGAAGAATGAACTGGGATGCGTTCTTCGCCCACTCCTCGATGGCCTCGGCGTCCGCGTCCTTGGGTGCAAGGGCGGCGAACACCTCATCGGTGAGCTGCGGGTATGCGGCCTGCGCCTTGAGCTTGGCGATCTGGGTCTGAGCCTGCGCGTACTGGTGCTCCACGTCGGCCAGCTTGCTTTCCGCATCGGTGGCGCGCTTCAGGTTCGCGTGGCTCTTCTTCTCGTTCTCGCGGCTCATGGCCTGCCACATGGACACCTTGTCGGCAAGGTCGTTGCTGTCGGCCTTAGGCGTGGTGTCGTTCTGTTCGCCCGTTCCGGGCTCACCGTCCACGGTCGTTTCGACGATGGGGGTGTTTTCGTTGTCAGCCATCAGGGATGGTTCCTTTCAACTTGGTTGCTGTTACGCGGCAAGGCGAAGCCTCGCCCTGAGTTGTTGCGCGAACGCAAGGTTTGACGCCAGCGCCTGTTTCAGGTGCGGCGAAGGTTCGAAATGGTAGGTGTGCTCCTCGTAGCGGAAGTGTTCGGCCTCTCCGGTCGATTCGACCTTCCGGTAGTATGCGGTGAACACGTTGGCTCTCTCCAACATTCGTTGAATCTGCTCCCGTGTCATATCCGCGTCGGGCTGATGCCAGTCCACGTCCTTGCGGGGCTTGACATCCTTGGCGCTCAATACGGGGCCTATCTCGCTGTTGGTGAGGGTAAGCACGCGGGTCTGCCGGAGTTTCGCGGATGCGGTGCCGCCCGCCTCCTTGTAGATGCGTTTCAGGTCATCGTCGTTGAGTCTCAGACCGGGGTCGTTGTCTCCGACGATGGGGAGCACGGTGCAATGGCAGTTGCTGTGCAAAGGCATGAGCGCGGCTATCGAATACACCCTGTCGGCTGCGACCACGCACAAGCCGCACGTGCCCGTCTTGGACAGTTCCGGGTGGATGATGCGCCGGTATCTCGTGACGCCGGACTTACGGTATCGTTCCAACGTGGCATGGGTTCCGGCGATCATGGAATCAGTGTCGATGATGTCGATAAGACGCTCGTTCGCCTCTTCCAGCCACCTGTCAACGGAACGCTGCGCGTCGGCCTCAAGGTTCTCCCACGCGGACGGGCGCAAGTGAGGCTCCTTACTGGAAGCGTCCCTGTAGGATTCCACGGGGCGGAGCATCATCTTCCACGGGTCCGTGTTGTCCCTGGCCACCTCGAACTCCGGGAGCTGACCCTGCGCGGTGGCGCCGACAAGTCCGAGCGCGATGTCGGCATAGGCTATGCCAAGTCGGCGCATACGCTCCACGAACGCCATATACCGTGAGGTCAGGTTAGCCGACGCGCCCTGCGTGATGGCATCGTTCCACCAGTCGGCGGGGGACAGGCTCTGCCACATCTTCCATGCGGCGGTCACGTATTCCTCGACCAGTCGGGCGCGTTCGCGCTCGTACCGGCTCATGCGCTGGTTGAGAATCTGGGTGATGTCGGCCATCAGAACGTCTCCACGCCGTCGAGACTGGTGACGCTATCGGAAACGCCGTCGCCGTTCAAACCGTTAACGGCGGACTGGGTGGTTTCATCCCATCCGGTCGCCGGCTGCACGGCGCCCTGCAGTACGGGCTGACCGGCCGATTGGTCGGAGAATGTCAACTGGTCGGACATGCGATTCATGTCATCCTCGGCTATATCCTGAGCTGTGAAACCGAAGTCATGGGTGAGAACCGTGCGGCGGGCCATCAGACCGGACTGGTATTTCAGCTGGCCGGATTGGGCGAGTTCCAGACTGCTCGTGGACACCATGGGCTTCCACATCAGCTCGAAATCGTCCTCGGCGGCGCTGCCCTCGCCGTTCAACGTCAACGCCATGCGAATCATGCGTCCGATGGCCTCGGACGCGAGGGCGTTCAGGTTCTCGACCTTGAACCGCAGCGTCTCGCGCTTCAACTCGGCACCGTTGGCGGAACCCTGCACGTCAGGGCTGAGAATATCCAACGGGATGCCGGCAGTGGCCGCAAGATGCTTGATGTCGGCGTTGATGACGTTCTGCAAGCCATTCAGATCGGTGGTCTGAGACTCCCATATATCCACGCCGTCCGGCAGGTTCCATAGTGCTGCGGGACCCATGGCGAACCTTTCAGAAAGGTCGATTGGGTCACCCTCATCCTTCAAGCCCTGAATGACCTCGATATCCTCAGGGCCGTATTCAAGGTTGATGTCGCCTTTGATGGCGCGTTGGCGGAACGCCTGCATCATGGTTATGCACAGGCGGTCGAAAATCTGACGGTCGATACGGCGCAGAGTATCAAGAAAAGGCTCGAACATGCCCATGCCGTCCGGCGTTGGCAGTTTGACCACCGGAAGGCTTTCGCAGGCTAGAGCGTAATCGTAGGTCTCATCGCCCTGTGCCCACTCCCAAGTGTTGCCCGGCTCCCATGCCTTGCCTTCTATGGCGAGCTGTGCCACGGCCTCGTCATCGTCGGGGTCAGTCACCGTGCGTTCGCTCTCGCGCGTGGCGAGCTTGGAATACACACGTTTGATATTGCCGGCTTCGTCGCGTTCCATGCTGAACAAGCGAATGTTCTCGACCCCATCACGGGCGTCATAGCTGTAATGGATGGCCGAATCTTCATCATCCGACATGTAGCAGCACCAAGGGCTCCACGCCTGCACCAGCTTCTTCCCGCGCCCCTTGTTCACAAAGCCGTAGGAGGCGCCGTAATCCGCAGTGTCGGGGAACAGGTGGCAGCGCAGCAGCGTGTCCATCATGCAATCCCGGTACATGGCGTCGGCGGCGGTGTCCTTCACCTTATCGTCGGATATCTTGCGGAAACCGTTCGGACGCTGACGGTCGGTCACGCTTTCGCTGATACGGCGAGCCAGATTCAACGTGCCTATCTCGCGCATGGTGCGGTACACGGGAGCCGCGTTCGGGCTTGTGCTGCCGGGCACGCTCGTGGAGTCCACAAGCTCCTTGCCGTCCTTGTACTGTTTCAGAACGGCGAGCATGGGAAGCCTGCGCCCCCAAGCCGTAGCAAGCTGGGTGAGGTTCCAGGCATCCGTATCCTCGACGGTCGCGTTCCTGATGGCAAGCTGCACGTCGGGCATGGGCTAACCTCCTAATAGATGCGAATGGGCGCGCGACGCCTCTTCTCCTCGGCTATCTCCAGATAGCGGGCGCGTGCGCGGTATGCGAGAATGCCCGCGACGCAGGCATCGATCTTGTTCGGGCTGGCCGGTGATTCCTTGAGAATCTTGTAGCCATACGATTTGTCCACCCGGCGCGGATGCCGGAAATGGTTGACGAGCCTCGGGTCGGCAAGCAACGCGATGCTGTTCAACGCTGGCTTTCTGCCTTCCGGCTCCTCATACGGGTAGCGGAAACCTGTGGCCGCGTTCTCCGTGGCCTGATACATCTCGTTCTTCCAGTTGTTCGTATAGAACTTGACGAGATCGCCGTTCTTGCGGGGGCCGACCTTCAGTTTCTTCCCGTAGTCCTTCTCCCAAGCGCCTATCATCGACTCGAAGAAGGCCGCGTCGGCAAAGAAGCCGACCACGTTGTACTTGTCGAGCATGTCTCTGGCGGCTTGGTCGAAAGCGTCACGGTCAACCCTCCACGTGGCCTTCTCCGGCCCGTCCGGGCATTGCTCCAGCTTGATAAGGAACAGCATGCCATCGGACACCCTGCAACCAACGAGGGCTGTGGAGTCCTTCGACACGGAACCGTCGAAGCCGAGCGTTATCGGCTCCTTCTTGGTGACGAATTTCTGCCAAGCGGTTTCGAGCTTGCGGGAACCCAGATAACCGGCCATCTCGTCCTTGTACAGGACATGGGATTGAATGTCGGACTCCCTGAGCCAAGCGTTCTGCACGCTGGAAAGATTGTTCAGGAAGTAGCGAATCGAATCTGCGGGATCGGTGTCCGGCTGATAGATCTGGTCAAGCTGACCATCCAACGTCAACCACCCGTCCTTGGACGGGCCAAGCTCGCCATCGGTCAGCGAATAACGGCCATCGGCGCTCAGACCGGTCTTGTTCTCAATCGGCACGTCGGTACCGTCCTTGAGAATGATATGGTCCTTCCCATCAGGGCTTTTCAAGGATTGACCGTAGGCAATCTCAAGAGCCTTGGTCATCTTCTTCTCGTCCGAGAAGTCCTCCACGTCCAACGTCGCGTACACATGGTCGAAGTAGATGCCGGCACGATGCTTGATTCGTCCTGCGGCCACATCCCACGCATACTTGTACGACGCTTCAGCGATACTGCCCTCACCGGGACGGTACATCGTGGAGGTCTCCATCATGAACGTGCCAGCGGTACCGGCACGCTTGCCGAGGTTACGGGCCACGGTCTTGTACACGTTCCACAGCTTCGGCTGCACCATAAGATGCGTCTCGTCGGCAAGACCACAGGTGGTCAGCTTTCCATCCTGACTGGAAGCGCCAGAAGTGATGGGCATGATGATTCCGCCCTCGGGAAGCATGATACGGGTCGTGCCCACATCCATGCCCATGCCCTTCCAATCGGACAAGGGGCCGGAATCGCAGTTGTAGTAGATGGACTCGAACACGTTGCCGGCCTGCTGTTCGGAATTGGCCAAGCACACGACCTCGGGTTGGGTGACAGGCTTGCCCACAGGCTCACCCTCGCGATACTCGTATGTCTCACCCATGAACGTGTAGGTCTCGCCCTCACGCGCCCAATGGTCGAAACGACAAGGACCGAAACCCTCGAACATGCCAACACCAGCGGCCTTGCCCGACTTGTCGCGACCCTTGGCTCGGGAAAGGAACAGACGATTGAACTTGCGTTTGCCATTCCTCTTCAACGCATAGGCGCCGACCATGAACTGGTACTCGTCCAAATCGAAATGCATAGGCAATCCGATGCCGTCGCCACGACCGATAAGCGTGAACGTCTCAATCCACCACACCGCCAGATGACCGAGGGAATGATCGTACTCCCACTGCGTCAGCTGGGGAATAATGTCATGCGCCACCGTTCACCACCCTCAACTGACGGCGGCGACGGTCAACATCCTCCTTCACCGCCTCGCCACGGGTTTCCGGGCGACCGGTTCCGGTACTCATATCATCAGCCTCAATGGCCTCGATCTTCGCCTTGATGCGGGCGGCGGGCGTGATAAGAAACGAGTCCTCACGCTGACGAATCTCAGCGGCCATCACCGCAGAAGGCTTCGACATACGCCAGTAATCATCCTTCAGCTTCGCCAAATCCATCAGCGAAAACCAGTCGGCCTCCATGCCCATGCGCGGAGCCATAGGCCCCGTCTGCATCGACTTGTACCAGCGTTTCGTCAAGTCAAGCCACTCACGCCCATCAGGACGAGTCGCGGGCAAGTCCAGACCCATCACGGTATCAGGACTCTTCAAAACCATATTCCTACCGGCCTTGCTACGACCGGAATGACCATTGCCAGCCATGCTTCAACCCCATTCCGCCCGTTCCGGGCACGCCGAAGCCAAGGCATTCCGCCTACAGGCAACGGTTATGGACTAGAAGTCGGTTCGCCAAAGTCGCCTGACGCGACTTCTCCAAAGGAACCTTCCACTTAAACGCCGGACCATCAGGCCCGAAAGAATCAACATCGACCCTCTTGCCGCACACAGCGCACACGCCATCGCATTCCGCGATGACATCCGCGTCGGTGAACGACTCCACCCGAATATCCGGCTCGATATCCTCGGCCTCGACCTGCTTGACGAACAAGGGGGTTTCCGGATTGGGGGGATACTTCACAGGGTCTTTATCCGACAGCCGCTTGTACTTGCTGCGATGCCTGCCGGAACAGAAAATCTGGTCAACACGAGACGGTTGAAAATAATGGCCTATAGGACACAAACGGGTACGAAACGGGATAATCGGACTCCCCGCATACCGGTCACGGTCATAATGATGACGGCACAAGCCGCGCGCATACACCGTATTCCCGCAGCCGGCCACCATGCATACATAGCCGCTCACTGAAACGCCGGATGCGAATACCATTGCTCTTCCTTCCGGCGTTCACGATTCATGCGCCGCTGCTCAGCGGACTCCTGCGCGGTTTTCTGCGAATGATGGTACGGGCACAAGGCCCACAGATTCGACGGGGAATCATCATCGGGCTCACCGTTCTTCGCGCGAACCTTATGATCGACCTCATTGGCCGAATAGCCGCAAATATGCTTTGCCCCCGTATGCCAATCAGTCACAATCCACTGGCATCGATAGCGGTCCCGCTCCAATATCTGCTTGCGGGTCCGCTCCCATCCGGGATTGAACCGTGCATTACGGTTGGAAGATGACCAAGCCATGATGACTCCTTATATATAAGGGGACGGAACCGGTGGGAGCGTGGCGAGCGAGCATTCCAACGGGGTTAATCCAAATACAAGGGAGTTGGCCCACGGGCCACCGGTTCCTAGAGGCAATCCCGAGAATCGAACTCGAACCTGCGCTTTACGAGAGCGCCGCTCTTCCAATGAGCTAGAATGCCACGCCTCCCACTAGAGGGAGCGCTATTCAGTTATTGCCGTACGGCATGGCGTGAAGCCGCCGCCGGCGACTGGCAATGACCGAGAAGCTGTCACCGTCAAGAGCTGCCTCTTCTCAAGGCATCGCATACCCGGAAAGAATCGAACTTCCGTAACCGGTTTTGGAGACCGGTGCCTGAACCACTCGGCCACGGGCATTTGGGGTAGTCAATTGTTTAGGCTGGCTGACATACCTTGACCAGACAGCGGAGAGAGTGGGAGTCGAACCCACACGCCCGTCAGGGCAGACTGTTTTCGGAACAGTTGCCGCCGCCAATCGGCTGGCCTCTCCAAATCTCGCAACGCATTGCACGATCAGTATGCAACGATCTCCGGGCGCTACCCGACATTCTCTGCAACCAAAGCCGCCTAGGTGCTCAGCCCCAGTTCTCTGCCAGATTCTTGAACTACATTGCGATTGTGGTGCCGGAGAGAATCGAACTCCCATCGCCAAAGGCGGCGGTGTTACAGACCGCGCGCACTCCACGTGCTCGACACCGTGGAAGCCATCTCAGACTCCCGCCCCCCCGGTGAGGAAGGGGCACTTCTCAGCCGACATCAACCCACGCGAAGCGGGGAATCAGCACAATGCCGTGCGGAGATTCTGCACGACGCCGGTTCACGGGCGGTCAAACCCCAACCGACAGTCACGACCTTGACCGGCCTTACTGACCATCCTGCGGATGATGCAAGATTTGCACTTGCGAACCTTTTACGGTTTACGGCCTAGCAAGCCGCCGCATTCGTCTACTCTGCCAATCATCCCCGGCCACGCCCCCGGTCCAAGAAAACAACATCAACGCAAAAACGGAACTCCGAAGAACTCAACCTGTATGAATCCTCGTAAATTGTTTTTTGACGGTTTGGTTTTCAAAAAGGGCGTGGCCTAGTCGTGAGAGAGGGAATCGAACCCACAACGCACCGGGTTTGAGCCGGCGTCCTCTACCAATTGGGATATCTCACGCAGATACAAGAAAACCCCGCGACTGCGGGGCCTCGCCTTGTCAGGAATCTGAGCTTCGCTCCATTCCCCGACAATCCATCTACACGATAGTTTACTCACAACAAGCGTTGCAGCAAGCGTTGCAGTGAAGAAAATGTGAAAGAACAGCACTCACCACAGAAGCGAACGGTTTTTCCATAATAGCCCCAGATCGCATCCAGCGGAAGAGCTAGAGTCGCAGCGGCCCCGCGTCTTGCCCGTGGGTACCCTTCCCTTGGGGGTGGGGTGTATGTGTCGGCGTGTCGTAGTGTGGCGCGTGGTATGCGCGCGGTCGTATGCGGTTGTGAGTATGGCCGTGTCTGTGACGCGGGCTATCCGCGTTGCCTGGGTGTGAGTGTGACGTGAGTGCGGCGTGGTCGTGGCCGTCTGTGCCGTTGCCTGTCTATCCGTCCGTGTGAGTCCGTCACGTGGTGGTTTGCCTCTATGTCATGCTTGTGCGTGGGCGGAGAATGATAGTCGTGTGGTGTGGTTTGTCAAACTTGGTGTGTCGTGACTCATGCTTGCGTTGTTGAGTGTGGTTGGCTCAGGTTTTGTTTTTGATATTTCTTATTGAGAATATTCTCGTTAAGCCTTTATTTGGTATATAAGGTATATACCCGCGATTTTACGTCGTGAATCGTAAGTTTCGACACGCCGAGTGAAGCTAGTGTTTGCAATGGTTTACGGGTGGTTCAATCGCTACCGACTTGCGTTCCAGTATTGGACCGCGTATAGTGATAGCCGTCAACCACGGAACACCAAGAAAGGAACCCCGAGATGAACACCACGGAGATTAAAGCCAAAGCCTTTAGAGCAGCGGTAGACCTGGCCACGGTATGCAAGCCCTGCACCTATGACAACGTGCTGGACATCACGGCCATAGCCCTCGGTATCGAGATGGACGACAACGAGGAATACCCCGCCGAGCTCTACCGCAAGTTCGACCGAGTGTGGGCCGAGCTCAACTACTGACAGCGCCGCCGATAGGCGGGTACTGGGTTCGAGTCCCAGCGGCGCACGAAGTCCCGGTGATAGGTGAGAGCTATCCCGAGTGACATGAGAGTTTGAGAATTGAATAGTGTTACCGATACCCAGTCAAGGACTGGTGAGGGATAATGAAGCAAGGCAGAGGTCTTGCGAGTAGTGCGGGGGCCGCTGAGAGAACGCGGCGCGATGGCATCAGAAACTCCGTCTGCGAATAAGCCAAAGGTATAATTAGGCCCACTGAAACAGATAGCGAGGTGGGCCATGGACTACAGGGAATTGCAAGACAGCAAGAATCTGGATAATCAACAGTTAGCCGATAAAATCGGCATACCTCGTACCACGGTATCCAAGTACAAGAATGGGCATCTCGATACAAAAAACATGACGTTAGAGATGGCTGTTAAATGGTTACGTGCGTTGGGGCGGCGCAAGATGGCTAACGATTTATCCGAGATGTTTGCGCTTGCTGAGGCTCCAAGCGAGTCGAAAGAAAACACTAGCGAAAGCTAGGTGTGTGCCCTAATCAATTCTTCGCCTGACTGTGGGCCTTGTACACAGTCGGCCTAGCTCACTGGGTTTATCCCATAGTCTAGGCACTCATAGCGTGTCCCAAGGTGGACGGGATACGCTGGAACCTGTTATATCGAAAGGTGGTGAGCCGTGCCGGTTGGCGATATCGTCGTTGACCCGCGTATCCAGACTCGACATCCCGACGTGTCCGCTGATTCGGTGCGCGTGGCATGGTCGAACGTCGTGCGGTTTATGGCGCGTGAGGATACCGACCCGTTGCGTTATGTGGCGGTTGGATACGACGAGTACGGGCGTTTGCTGGAAATGGTGGCGGTACTAGATGAGTCGGATCGTTGGCATGTGTTCCATGCCATGCGTGCGACGCCGAAGGTGCTGCGGGAACTGAAACTTTTGTAAAGGAGGAAGTGTCATGTCTTTTGTTGCGAAGGGTGGCCGTGTGGTCACTGATGACATGTTGGACAAGTGGGCCGACGATGCGGATAACGGCGAGTTCGGCGGAAGGCCGGGTGCGGTGTATTCCGGGCCTGTCGTTCCCGTCGCTCAGGCGGATGCTGTCAGTCGGACGTTTTCGTTAAGCGCTGACATGTCGGCCATGTTGGATGCCGTCGCTAAACGTCGTGGCGTGTCCGCTGATGACATCATGCGGCACGCGCTGGTGCGTGAGTTCGCGTCAGTGTGAGCTGTTCGGCGTGCTGGTTTTCCGACACGCCGATTTGTTTAAACCAAAATGATACGTTATGCTATCAATTATCAAGCCCAATCGGGCAAGACAAAAGCAAGTTTGAGAACTTAACAGTGTTTCCCTACATGCAAATGATACATTTTGCTGTCATAATTGGTTTACCTACTACTAGAGAAAGCGGGTAAGCCTATGGGACTTAAGGAACTGCGCAAACAAGCCGACTTAACACAAGTTGAGCTAGCCAAGCGCACTGGAATAGCGCGAACAATCATCAGCAGTTATGAGACCGGGCGGCGAGACGTTCGGAACATGACTCTTGAAAACGCTTTGAAGATATCCAGTGCACTCAACTGCCAACCGAGCGACCTGATGCGTTAAAAGAATGCGGCTAAGTAGCGCCAACTACCTAGCCGCGTGCCTTAAGTTGAAAGTTCTCTAACCAATCAATCAAATCGAGGCTGTGCTATCTTAGCACGCCTCACATGGAAGTGAGGAACCATGCGTAAAATTCTGGCGGCTTCAGCCGCGTTAATCACACTTTTCACCCTGTCCGCTTGCGGTAGTGATACCGCGAACATCCCGCAATGTGAGAACGAAGACGGCTCGGGTCAAGCTGGACTCTGCTACTGGGATAGTGCTCGAATGGGCAACGGACGCGGTACCGGACTGTACATCTACCAAGACGGCGTGCTAATCGGCGAACGCTACTAAGTCTTTCAATCAGATTCATTCAGTCGCGCGGCTGTCTCCGCGCTTCATCAATTCAAGGGAGATTCAACAATGTCTATTGAGGAAATGTGGGACGCGCTGAAAGATGATTACGGTGTGTCCGAGCAGACTTTGCAAGTTGTCACCAATATCAATGGCTACAGTACCGACACCATGCATGACGTGCTGTACGCGGTAGCCGCCGAACGTCACTTCGATGGCGAGGTGGCATGATGGCACGCTACTTCTACGCTTTCCGCTGGGCTTATGGTATCGGCACGACATGGGATGATGGGTCATGGCCGGGTAGCCTCTACGTGTTCGACTCGATGGCTGAGCGTGACGCTTGGGTTGCCGACGACGTGTTTGATGGCAATTGGCATTGTGAGGCCATTACGGCGAAAGAGGCGCGTCATATCATGGCCGATACTGTTATCGGTTTTGATAATGATATGGCCGCACGGTACGACGGTAGCCGGTCGGCTGTCGAACGGTACGCGCCTACCGCCGAATTGGTCAGGGCATGGCGGCGTATCGACATGCAACTTAACCCAGTTGCGTATATGGGTGAGTGATCGACCATGATTGACCATTACCGTTGCAAGTCGTTTCCCGTGGCTGTTGCCACTCAATCGCATTATGAGGCCAAAGGTTATCCCGTGGAGCTAGTCCCGTGGGGTAGGGGCTACATGGTGCGAGTCCATCGTTAATAAATCGTTGTGGGGCATGGCGTTGTGGCCGTGCCCCTCTTGTTTAAGGGAGATTCAAAATGTCCATTACCGTTAAAGATGTTGCCGACATGGTGGAACGTGTTGACGAAAAACTATCGCCATTGACGCGCTATGACGGTTTCCAACCCTATGAGGGCATCTATCGCCTTGGCGACTGGGGATATGTGACGGAAACCGAATATAACAAGGCTTTCGAGCATGAAGATGGTTGGGCGCAAGACGCTTACATTTTGGACGGTAACGGTGTGAGCCATACCCGCATTAGTCAGCTAATTAACGAAGACGATACCGGTAAGGCAATTTCCGATTACATCAATGAGCGTTTCAACAATGACCAAATGGACGACGTTTTCTACACCGAAGCCACCGAAGAGGGTGAATGCTGAGAGTCTTCTAGCCGCCTACTCATTCCAGAAAATCAATCAAAATCGAATCTTTACAAGTGAGGTAAACCAAAATGAAGAAGCTGACCAATGACCCGTCGCGTAACGTGAATGCCGTGAGCGGCATGTGGGTGCGGTTGCGCAAGGATGGCTCGAAATATGATGTTCGGTATGTGAACGCTCGGGTTAGACGAGTCTGGTCACTTTCCCAGACTTCGCAGGGCACGGCGTGGAATGTTCAGGCCAAGGGAGTCCAGTATGAGGACTTTTTGAATGGCATGAGGTTAAGCTCCGTTGACCTTGAGCATGGTTGGATGCTCATACCCGATTCCGAGCGTATGAAGACAGTGCCGGTGCCGGTACCTACCGGAATGGACGCTAAAACGGTTGGCGGCATTGTCGCGCACCCATCGATCGATGCAAACTGGAAGTGTGAGGAGGAACGCTTCACGAGCAATGTTCAGTGGCCGGTGCCTATGCCCGAGGACGCGATATTGGAAGACGAGTTCATGGATGATGAACCCGCGCCGGATACACAGGAGATTCCCGAAGTGCCGCCGAAGGTGAACAGTTTCGCCGTCTCCTATTGTACGATGCCTGACCTGATGATGGCTAAGGAATGCCCCGAATTGCAAGGTTTGGGCCCTATCCGTCACTTCCGTACCAGCAAGGGCCGCAAGGTGGCCTACGTTGCTTCGGCCAATGGCAGGTGCGTTGTCGCCTACCGTGCCCGTTATGAGCGTGGCAGTGACAGGCAGTTGGAAAAGGCGGTGGCCGATTACGTGGCTACCGTCCGCGACAAGTGGGTTAAGGCGGCGTGACATGAGCGAGATTCGGGAGAAAGCCGTACGCCTGTTGTTGCAGGCGGCTTACGAGATGGCCGCCGATAACGCGGATAGCGTGGCGGATATCTTCGACTGCCAGCATGGTTTTATCGATGATTTACGCCGTCGTGCCATGCTGAAGCTGGACAAGCCATACACCGCGCCGGACTTCGATACTGCGGAACAGCAGATAGCCGAAACCGGTTTGTCGTTGGACATGCTCGACAAGAGGGCGCGTGAGGCGTTCTCACAGAAGTATTCCACCACGTATGACCGGTATGAGTGCGCTATCGGCTGGTGCATCGACGACATGCTGGGGTGGGAATGATGGAAGTCAAGATACCCACTAGCAAGATTCGTGAGGTTCTGGAGTCCTCTGGCTATGCGTATACGCCGGATAATATCGCGGCGGTACGCGCAAACATTCCACTCCACACGTCTGACCTGATTCTGGCGGCATTGAACGCCACCGATTTACCCGACAAGCGGTTTGCTTTGCCGCTGTTCTAAGGAGCTTTTCAAATGACCACTTACTATATGCAAGACAAGCATGACCATTACCGTTACACTCGAATCAGCAAGCCCCGCGCCTACTGGGAGTGGCTGACCTACGCAGTGGAATGGCTGGTCTGCTGGCATGAGATCAACCCGTGCACGTTCCATCACTTCGGTTGGCGTTTCTGGCATTGGGTGCCTTGTTGGGCCTATTGCGAGGCGATGGAAGGCGGCGATATTGCGGAGCAGTCCTATCTTGACTCATTTCGCAAGGTGGAGTATTCCGACAATGGCCGTGTGGCCGTCATTACCGCCTATTGATTCCTGCCGCCCGGTGTTTTCCTCACTTCCACCGGACGGCATTCCGTTTCACAATGCATACATGTTCGAGCGTTCGGAGAAGGGCCATGTGATACTGCCCGCCGATTGGGATGATTCGGAGGATGATGTCTATGACCAGTACGCCAAGTGAACCGCGCCTGTATGACGTGTGGCTGATGTGGGTCGAGTTTCCCGACCATCCCGGTATCGGGAAGCCGCGTCCGGTGGTTATCACCGAGGTTGACGGTGATCTGGTGTCGGGTATCGTGGCGAAGATAACCGGCAACACTGATTGGGATGAGGCCGGTGACGTGCCGCTGCTCGACTGGAAGGCCGAGGGGCTGTTGAAGCCGTCGCTCGTGCGCTGTTCGCAACGCTTCTACTTCAACAGGAGCGAACTGCTGCAATGGTTCGGACGACTCTCGTTGAGGGACGCGGAGCATGTTAACGACTGATTGGAAGCCACGTTGGACATTCCACCATACAGGCGGAGCGTATAGCCGTTATCGTTTTCATGGCCTCATTGACTTGTTCTATGAGGCCATTCTTATAGAAACCATCATTTAGAACCGCATCATAGGGCTTTCTATGGTGCGGTTTTCACATAAATCAGCATTTAGACGGGACTTTAGAGCTGTCTATTGTCCCGTTAATCGTTTTACCGGACAATAACAAGGGAGTTTCCATCATGGATGAAGAAACCGAAGTCTACACGATTTACCAGCGCGTGACGCAGATCGAGAAGCGTCACGTCACCGCGCCGAAAGGCTTGACGTTCAACCAGTTGAGCGACTGGGTTGACGAAAACGGCGTTGGAGACCTGTTGGACATTGACGAACTGGACAACGATATGGTCAGCGCCGATTACGAGGACGGCTCTCATGTCAAGAGAAAGTGGGCGAATTGATTACCGCAATCTACCGTTATGAGCGTTTCGACCCCGCCACCAACACCGAGTTGTGGCGGCGTATACCACGCTGGGAGCTGCGTCTCATATGGCTGAAGGCATGGCTTAAACGCGATAAGGCGGCTCGAATCTCATATCGGGCTTGGCTGTACGCGAATGCTTCGGGCGGCGGTCAATGGTTGGCCGCTGACATGTTGGACTGGAATCAGGAGGCAATCAATTGAACGATTATTACAAGTTCCTCGGCTACACGGCCGATTATCGAGCGCGTTACGAGCGTATGACGTGGTGGAAGCTGCGCCGGCAATGGTTCAAGGATGTTATCGACGCGGTGAAACGGAAACTGATCCGTCGAGACGATACTAATCTTCGTGCCGTTCTCGACTACAAGGAATGGCGAAGCAATCAGGATTTTGAGAACGGCTACTGGTTCAACGGAAACGAGGTAATCAAATGAGTGAAACGAATGACCCGGCATTAGACCATGCCATGAACTCGTTACGTCGGTGGCAGCACGCGAAACGTATGGAGAACGCGCTACGCGAAGTCTTGAAATATTACGACGAAGCTGGGGAGGCCGGCGAAAACTATGAGCTTGACCCGGATAATCTCGCCAAGTTCGCCGCCGACCTATGCAAGGAATACGAAGGATAGTGTATGGTCAACCCATGCTTCATACTAAGATTTGCGGAATCTTAGTATGAACAATTCAAGAAATGTGTATAGTTAGTGACATGAGAAAAGAAATGTTTGCACCTGACGCGCCAGGCGAGCTGCGTAGACTATCGGGCGAGTACGCCACAAGATACGGTCTGATGCAATACGATACGTATTCGTTCGTACCGAACCCGCTTGGCGATTATCCTGCGCTTTCTCCACGTGTCATGGGCGTGGTGTCTCGAGCCTCGATGGCATTGGCGAGACTGAGCGAACTGGGGGAGGATCTACCAAACCCGGATATGCTGCGCCGTCCGACCATGCGACGCGAAGCGCAGAGCACAAGCGCTCTGGAGGGCACGTTCGAGCCGTTGGAAACCGTTCTCGCACAGGATTACGAGGTGGGTGAGGACAAGAGCGGTTTGAGCGAGTCCATGCGCGAGGTATTGAACTATCTCGATGCGGCTGAATGCGGCATAGGTCAGATTCAGGCCGGGCACCCCATAAGCCTGTCCCTCATACGCGAATTGCAGCAGCTTCTCGTAAAGGGCACGAAGTCCGACAATCCGCAGGCCGGGGACATACGGTCAACCCAGGTGTTCATCGGCTCGCCCACGCGGCGTATCGAGGATGCGCGTTTCGTTCCCATGCCGCCCGGGCAGGACTTGGACATAGCGGTTCGGTCGCTTGTTGACTGGTGGCGGTCCCGCAATGAGCCGGGGCTGGCTGTGCTGGATATGGCGATGTTCCACTACCAGTTCGAGACGATGCACCCGTTCACTGACGGCAATGGAAGAATCGGTAGGTTGCTGGTGCTGTTGCAGATGATGAGCCGTGGATTACTGAGCCAGCCATTGCTGTCGGTGTCACCGTGGTTCGAGCGTCGTCGTCCTGAATATCAGGATAGGCTGCTTGGCGTTTCCACGAAAGGTGATTGGGAGAACTGGATACTGTTCTTCTGCCAAGGTGTCGAGGAATCCTGCGAGGACGCCTTGCTGCGCGTCAAACGTCTGGTCAACGTTCGGCAGAAGTATCGGAGTCTTCTGGACGCGCACAATTACAGTGGATTGTCCGTGCAGACGGCGATGTACCTTATCGGACAGCCTACCGTGACGACACGTGCGCTGAGGAGGAGGTTCGGCAAGAGCCCGTCAGCGGTGCAGCACGCGCTTTCGCGTCTGGTGTCCGTGGGCGTACTGCGTGTGTACCCGTCTGGAAGAGGCAACCTGTATTTTGCGCCGGACGTGCATGAGGTGCTTTCCGCGCCGCTTGGCTCGGAAATCGACGTGTCGGCTCCGCTGATGTGTGAGCGAAGCGAATAAAACCATAAATGTGGGCCCGATTATACGAAAACATGCTTTTCATTCACTGAAACCCGTGAAGATCAATAAAAAATAGATTTTCACGGGTTTCAAGCTATGATAGGCGTGTTAAAAGCCGTCACTGCCTCTCATGGAAGCACACTAGGACGGCATTCCTATCACAGCAGGTAGTGGCGGTGGAAATGCGCTACGAATACGTAAAACTCCGCCCATGCCTCTATAGTGGTCATGTATCCCCGAAGCCATGCGTCCCTCAGTGCGCGATAGAAACGCTGAACGATTTTACCGTCCACGCCTTTTGCGTAACGTGTGATGAACCTACGGCACGCATGGTTGATAATCAGAATCAGTTTCGGCGTGAACCATATAGGCCACTGGTTGAAATCAGGCAAATCGCCTAATGAGCCAGCCGTAAAAATGGTTCCCTTAGTCATGCTGTTCATTGTTTCCTCGGTCAATGTTTCCTCCGATTCTCGATAATAGCGACGGCTCCCAATAGGAGCATGAACAAGATGATTGGCACTGGTTCCACTAGTGGAGCCTCCGCATCCAGTACAGGGTGTCCGCCCTGCGCTCCAAGTCGGGCAGGCCATAAGCGGCACGATATGCTTGTTTGGTGAGGCAGCAGCTTGCGCGGGCACGTCTCATACCCCAGTTCGACTCCGTCAAATACTGGGAGACGGTCAGCGTGTGCCATTTCATGTAGCTGAGATACGCCTTGCAGCAACCGATCATGCCTTGTTGGAGCCTGACGCTACTGCAGAACAGGTCAGGCTGGTAGTACATGATCTTGCCCAGTTCCGTCAGCTTGTTGTTTACGATCCTGAGCTGGCTGGGTAGAGTCATCGGTTGGCTCATGAGTCCGCCACGGTGATTACGTGATTGTCGTTGAGTTTGAGATCAATACCGCCGACGGTGACGCGAATCTCTCCGGTGGGAATGGTCATATATTCACGGGTTATGATTCTGCTCCCTGGCTTTTGATACTCATTGAACGTGCATTCCGTTCGCATGTCGATTTCAATGTGTTCGATCATGCCCCTGATGACGCTTTTGCCGACCTGTATGATGACTTTTCTTCCCAGCATGCGAGGTGACAGGTCTGCTGCCTGAATGGTCTTCATAGTTCCCCCTTGGCTTTGCGCATGTAATATTCCTCAGCGGTCAACACTTCAGACACATGCATGCCGTCCACCATTTCATGCCACGTCAGCCACGGGGAGAAAGCAATAATGCCCCACATGACTGTTTGCCATGCCCTGAGGTCACTGGGCTTATCCCACGAGTCCTTAATCGAGTCGAATTGGCGGCGAATGCACATATACCAGCCGTTCAATTCCCCCGCATGAACACGCAGCCAGTATTCCCCCGGTGCCTTCGGCTCCACGATGTTTGGACGCGGCTTCTTTGGTGCGGGACGGGTCGCGTACGCGAAATTGTCGTGAGTGACAACAATGGCTACATCTACTGGTGAATTGTTTTTGGACCTCGTAATCACGTAGGTTTCTGCGCCAGATTTACGATGGTCAACGCTGGCTGCGTCCAAAAACCAGCCCTTAAACACATACGTGTTCGTGCTGCCTTTGACGTGAATCAAATCACCGGGCTTCAGGTCATCCCATGCGACGCGAATCTTCTTGCTCACCTGTGGTCCTCCTTGCCGATATCGCTGAATCGTGTGTAAAGCCGGTCGTTCACGACGTACGTGTTGTAATCATCCTGTTGGATGTACCACCAGCGTTTTTGATGGCCGGCCTTCAGATACTTCTCGCACGTGTGGTCGATGGTGTTGTCAGGGTTGACCTTCTGCCTGAACGACAGTTCATTGACCACGTTGTTGCCGGCCACGAGATCGGCTATCCGGTCGATACGCTCCGGCGTGAAATCGGGAGTGACCACGTACACGACACGCACCTTCTGACCGTCGAACCATTTGCGGGGCAATGCCAACGCCACGTCATCGGACAAGCTCGTGGGACGCATGTGATACACCACGCGGCTGAACCTGACCTGCTGCATGACTTGAGCCACGTTGCGTCCGCATTGGAAGTAGCTGGTGTGCATCTCGGTTTCCGTAAGACAGTCTCCGGCCCTGCGTATCGCCTCCCGGTAGAAGGCGACACGTTTCGACGCTTCCGGCTCGCGCATGGGGAACAGGGGGTCTCCGCCGCCGCTGAAGCTCAGGAACCTCATGGGGTGGTGTTCGCTTTCACGGCTGATGGTCCGCAGCGTGGCCTGCATGTCTGTCACCGGCACGTTCAATCCGGTTTTCCTTACGATGCAGTAGGGGCATGTCCAATGACAGCCGAAATTCGTGATAACCGAATAATGTCCGTTCATTGTGTTTCTCCGATCAGTTGTTCCATTTCACTCACGTTGTCCTGCTTGCGTTTCAACGCCACGCAACGACGTATCCACTCGTGTTTGCGCTGATAGACGTTGGTTATCCCATCGTTGCCCAACAGTTCGTTGCATGAGCAGACAAGCTGGGGAATATCCGACTCGGTATCCGGTTGCACGGTGGGTTTCTCCCCGCAGACAGGGCATTCGGGAACTGGCACGGCAGCAATTGTCCTTAACAGTCTGCAACCGATATTCCACTTCGGAACGTCCTTGTCCTCAAACGGGGCAAACGAGAAGATACTCGCGGAATGATCGCACCACTCCGAGAGCAGCCACACGGAGTCTTCCTGACAGTAGTAGCGGATAAGGATGGCGTCGTATACATACTTCGGCTTGGGTGTGCGTCCGCAGATAGGGCATGGCTCCAACACCGGTGGCTTAGGTTCCGGCTTTTCGACCGGTTCCGGCTCCTCCATGTGCAGCAGTCGCTTCAGCCAGTTCATACGTTCCTCGATTCCATCGACTCGTTGAACGCCTTCTGAAACGCATAAACCCCGGCTTTAACGGCCTTTTCGACGGAACCGTCGGGCGGCAGCGTCACTGTCACGTGCGCGCGTGGCTGCATGTCGTCGCCTATGAACACGCTGTCCGGTTCCAGTTCGCCCGCCACCGGGACTTCCACGGTGAACGTGGCTAGTTGAAGCGCCTTGGAATACAAGCCCAATACCACTTCCGTGGTACCAAGATTGATGCTCATTGAGTAATCTCCCTGTGTCCGAGGAACTTGTTGACGAAGAACGTCTGACCTTTGCCCGTGACTTTCGGCGTCTTGTTGATGGTCGTGTGACCGTCCGAGTGAACCACGGTGGTTTCCTTGATCTCGAACAATCCCAATTCCATAGATTTCTGCGTGGGCATGTTGCGAGAGCTGCCGGTTTTCATCAGCCATCCGTTGTCCCTCAGCCACGCGAACAAGCGCGTGCCGCCAATATCCACGCCATTGCCTTTCAGGACTTTCGCCAAGTCGCCCACAAGGATGCTGGTCTTCGAGGTTTCCACAGCGTCAGCGAACAATGCCTTGGGACGCATCCGTTCGACCTGTGCTTGGGCCTTCTCCTTTTCCGCCCGCTCCTGTTTGATTTGCGTGGCAAGCCGGATAAGGAAGTCGGGTTCGGTGACTGCCTTTTCCAAAGTCGATTCGGTCATGTACGCACCATGCCTGCGAATCGATGGCAGCACCTCATGCGTCACCCAGCGTTTGAACTCGCGGGCTTCGGGCTTGCGGCTGCGTAACACGAGGGAGTACAAGCCGGACTCGGACACGAAAACGGGTGCCTTGCCGCCGTTCTGGGCAATATCCGTACTACGGATATTGGTGATTTCATCGGCATCGAGGTATTCCCGAATATGGTTGGTGGCCGTACCGAGAATGGCGCATACGTCCGCTCCAAGGAACCACGGGTTGCCGTGTTCGTCGGTTAGGACACGCACCTGAATGCCGTTGAAGTCGAATGGTTGAATCTGATTGCTCACTTGTCGTCTCCTTCCTTGGATTGGTTTTGCGAAACCTGCATGATCTCCCACACGTCCGCGTCCTCCGACAGGCCGGACGCGAGACGGTAGAAGTCACTGAACCGGTAAAGCGGATTGCTGTACGCATCCTCGCCCTGCTGGGGCAACTGGCCTCGATGTATCCAACTGCGCAAAGTGCTGCGGTTCACGCGCATTCCGCACGCCTTGATGATGTCCAACAGTTCGCCGCGGGTTCTCACCGCCTCCGATTGGAGGAGACGTTTCACCCGTTCCGCCCTGATAAGGGCTACCGGCATACTGAAACCGCATTTCGGGCATTTCGCCGTCTCCGCGTCCGCATAGCAGGAAAGCTGACCCAAGCACTTGTCGGCCGGGCATGGCCCGTACAATACGGTTTCCCCGTCATCGTCCGTGAGGAAACGACGCAGCTTGCGTGTCAGACTGTGAACCAGTTCCGCATACACAGGGGTGCTCGAATGCTCCACGAGTTTCGGATGATCGGCGATACGGCGAACCATGTCCGACAGTGGCGTGGACTCGGGCAGATTGATTTTCAGACTGCGCACCCACTCGTACAACGTGCCTTGCAACCCCGGATAACCGTGGTCATCGTCCGCGTACAGCAGATCATGCAGGGCCTCGCGCAACGGTGCGGGCGCAGTGCCGGATTGACCGCCGCCACCGTTCTTGTGCCCGTAGGCGCGGTTGATGCGATACTCGCACAGGTCGGGCAGACTGCGGTCCAACCATCGCAGGTCGCCGGTCAACTGGCTGGCGTGCTTGTCGCACAGGAGATTCAGATTCGGTTCGACGCCATGTCCGATAAGCGGTGACGGCGCGTCGGTGACGATATCCCGCCAGCAACCGTGGTAGCGGCAGAGCCTCGTGTTTTCAGGGGAAAAAGACAAACTGACCTAGACCTTCACTCATTAAGAGCTTCGGACGTGTCAGCAAGACCAATAATGCACGGGCGTCTCTAGTTTTCCAAATGTGGTTCGGCGTGTCGCGGCAGTATGTCACCCAACCCCAAGTCGCCCGCGCCGAGGAAATGCCGTACCGGTGTACGCCGCTTCGGCTTCGCCGGCTCCAACTCCAACGGGTTGCGACTCGAGGCCGTGATTCGAGCCGCCTCCTCGGGTTGACGGCCCAACATGCGTTGACGCCGGTACAGCCACGCCGCGTCACCCTCCAAGCCCCGCGCATCGCACTCACGCGCGATCTCCGCCTCCGAGGGCTTCGCCTTATTGCGCAATTGGCGAATCATCGCGTTCACATCGCCAGAGCCCATCCAACGGCCTGAATCGTTGTCGGCGTAGAAGCGTTTAACGGCCTCCATGCACTCGGCCAATGTCACGTCCGCGCGAAGCTCCTCGTGGAACGATTCGACCGAGAGCTTGTCCAATCGTGCGTTGCCATGATGGGTGTTGATTTTCGCCATCACCAAGGCGGCTTCCTGCAAAGTGAGACTCATTCGATTCCTTCGATTTGTAGATCATCTTGCGTGGGCTGTTGTCCGAGGTCGTGAATGAAACCAGCGTTATACATCGCGTTGCTCGTGACTGGCGGCAGCTCCGCCCGCCTAGGCGGCTTGGGTTTGTTCTTCCAGCCCCCATCGCGCAGCCAACGTGCGGCTTGCGGAATGAACTGCGGCTCGGTACCGGAATTAGCCAGCATTTGCGCGCCGGCTATGAGGGCCGTGATCGATGGCCGGTCTTGTCGCCTGTGCCTGACTTTTCTGAAAACCCTGATGGCGGCTTCCTCGTAGTCATGATTCGGATAGACCTCCCAGAACTGTTTGAACTCGGCATCGGCCTCAACGTGAATCTCGTCGGCCTGTATGTTTTCTTCGCCGTCCCCCTCCTGGGGGACTACAGGGGGTATATCTGTTCCTCTGTTCCTCTGTTCCTCTGTTCCTCTGTTCCGGGCGGAAGTTTTCGGAAGATTACCGCAATTTTCCGCAATCTTCAGCAAGGGCCTGGAATCGGCATCAGGACGCGGAAAACGAGGTTTCATCGGGTGGCTGATTTGCTGGTGCTTGTCCCAATTCGTTAAATAGACAAGATTAACGTCTTTGCCTGATATTTTGGCGGTGTAAATCTGCACCATACCCCGCTCGGAAAGGCTTCCGAAAACTTCCGTAATTTTCTGTAAAGTTCCGTAAGCGTCGCTGGCGAGGTGCGAAGCGAACACGTCGGCGGCGAAATCGACAACATTGTATTTGCCCACTCCGTTGTCATCGACGTAGTTCATCAGCCCAATGAACATCAACTGGCCGAAATCGTCAAGGCTGGTGAAGTCATCGCTGCGCCAAATATCAGGCTTGATTGATCTTATTCTCATTTCGTTGCTCCTATCAGCCAGTACGTGTAATCGGGGAACACCATTTGCATGAACGTCCAGCAGACGCCATACGTTGCGGAAGCCGCTATCAATCCAAAGGAGAAAGCAATGATTATCATCACGTCGGCGACTTCATCGAATAGGGATATGCCCCATTTCCTGAATAGGTAGCGGAACACCTGTATCCCGATGATGAAGAGCACGACCAGTTCGATGAAATGCGCCAGACCCACCGGACTCATTCCGTCTCCTTCAACAGTTGACGTAGTGAGTGGATGACATTCTCATCATGGGCTTCGGCCATACTGTCCCAGAAATCATGTTCCACGCCGATAGTCGCATTGGCTTTCAGGTGAATCAGAGTCACCCAATCGTAGGGGGAGCGGATGTAGTCGGTTAGACAACTGTCTGCGTGCCAAGAGTATGCGGCGAAGCTCTCTCCGTTGGCTTTCGCTCTCTGTGCGTACCATAGGGCCTTCTGTAAGTCCTCCTTGGGATGCCCCTTGTCCTTGTGGCGCCACACGTATTTGATCATGTTGCCCACGTTGAAACTGTATTGTTCGGCCAATAGGATGCATTCGAACGGGCCGTTCTCGTAATAGTCCGGGTTCACTGCATCTGCCATGATCGTCTCCTTAACGTCTTGATGAAGTTGTGGCGGCTTCGCCAGTCCGATGGCGTGCCGCTCGTCGCCGTGAGCAGCACGCCGTTGTCGTAGACTTTCCAGTGGCCGGTCGTGGCCCTGACCACCGTGTATCCGTGTGAGGCTATCCAGTGCATGAGTTTCCGGTCGTCCCCCCGCGCGGTCATGCTTTGAGCCTCATCTTCAACGCGAGACCGTTTTCATGCACGCTGCCCTTATCGAAGCCCATGAAACCGTTGAATAGTTCGTATTCGAGCAATACGATGTCCACGCGGAACTCGTCGTACTGATGGTTTTTGATGCGTTCCATGACAAGCCTCATCGATGCGACGGTATCCCTGCGGTCGGCCTGTATGGGAATGAGATACGGCCAAAGATTCCATTCGCCCGGATGATCGTTCAGCCAACGGGCGAAATCAACGAGTTTCCTATCTTCCATCATTTCCCCTTAGGAGCGTTCCCTCACGATATAGTCCGGGTGTTCCCGGCAATAGTCGTATATCAGTTTCAACCATGCGATGGCGCTGTCCACGCTGCCCCAATAGTTCGGCGGATTGTATTTGCCGCGCAAAACATACAATGGTTCCAAGTAGATGTCTTTCAACGCCTTGTCGATACGGGCTGCGGCCTCCCCGGCCGTCAACCCGTCCAGGTCATGTATAGGATTGACCTTGTAATCGGTGAAAAACGCGGATAAATTATACGTGTAGTTGAAATAACGGCCATGAGCGCCGGTCCGCCCATGCTCGCCGTCCAGTTCACATACGTCAAACCATTCCGGTTCCGGCAAGTCCTTGTCCACTATGAACAGGTCGTAGCTCATTCTTCGTCTCCTTCGATGATTCCATGTCCTGCTATCAATGCGAGGGTCTTTAAGTCGGTGAGCACGGGCTGGTTGTCCATGCTTGACAACGTGTTCAAGCCGAGACCCTTCTGCTTGAACACGACGAACCAGTAAGGCGCGTCAGCGTTACCCGCCTCGGTACGGCCCTCCTGCATCCACTCCTTGAGTCTCCCCGTATAGGTGCTGTAGTTTTTACACTCCAATACGACCGGCTGGCCGTGGATACGCAGACCGGTGATATCGCCCTGGTCTTTCGTCCCATGCAACACTTCACGGTGTATCGTCTGCTCGCTGTCACCCAACCGGGCGCGCAAATAGTTGACCACCTTGGATTCAAGCAGTGTGCCTTTGGCTTTCTGTCGGCTCATTCGTCCATCCACCATTCAGTCGGGTCATCGTGAAACTGGCAGTCCACGCAGTCCCCGAATACGTTCAAGATTCCTCCGCAGTACGGGCAATGCTCATACTGGACGGGCAGATAACTCGGTCTCATAATCAGAACTCCGGGTTGTCTCGTAGTCGTTTTTGCACGTCCCCGCGCATCTGCTCGATCACATCGACCCGAAGTCCGGTAGCCAAGCGAATCTCCTCTGCCGGACGGTTCGAGTCTTCAATGAGCAGTTGCCATGCTTTACTTTTCGCTTTGCTCAACATGAGCCCCCTTCTCCAAATTAGAGCTGATACGCACCCGATAGTCGGTGATGCTCCAAGTCAGATGGTTCAACTGCCAGACGGTGAGTCCAAGAAAAACCAGCAGACAAAACGCTTGAACAATGGCCATCATCGTATTCTTTGACGTGATGCCCACCGCGAGGGAGAACGAGAAAAACACGTCCCACCCCAAATACCAGTACACGGACCATAATCCGGGTTTGCTGCCGTCACGTCGTTCGTAAACCGTGACCATATCCTTGTCACTCATTTCGATTCCTTCTTCTGCTCCTGTTCACGCCACTCCATACGCCTTGCAATGGGTAGCCGCTGATTCTGTCGTGTTGCGCCGCGTACCGTGCGCATTCGCATATCGCCGGACATTGGGCGCAGGCCTTGAGCGCCAATCGTTCCTCGCTGGACGTGGTTGGGAAGAACAGGTCAGGGTCCATGTCACGGCACGCGGCCTTGTCACGCCAGCCGCTCAATTCAATTCCTTCTTCGCGTTTTGAGACTACTTACGCTCATGATTCCTCCTTGAGCGTGGTGACATATGCGATGGCCTTGCGTTCACGCTTCGCATACTTTTCGCATTTGCGCTTGAGACGTTTGAGGCTCATGGCGTACAGGAAGTCTCTGAAGTTGCCGTCTTCGCAGATTTTGGCTTGATAACGGCCGTAGTCGCTTCCCGCGCTGATATGCGCGACCAAATGGTCTGTAAGCTGAATCTCGTTCATGCGTTCTCCTTTCGATATGGGTTTGGCGTGTATTCGGGCGATTCCTCGCCGGGCATGGGATTCATGTTCTTGACGGCTTGGATATACCCTTCTTCCCATGCTTTTTCGGCTGTCTGCCGGTCATGCTCCTTGAGCCATGCTTGATAGGCGGCTCGGCCTTCCTCGATGGTTGACTGGCCTGTACCGAAGCAACTCAATTCGACGGCGGATTGGACCAAATCGTCATACACTCGTGGTTTCATTCCTCCACCTCGGTTTCCTCGCCGTACTCGCCGTAGAGTTGGTCTGCCGCATCCTTGGTCGTGTAGAGGCATTTCGCGGGAGCGTGTTCGTAGTCGTAGATGGCGGCTGCGATGACCTTTCGAAACTCCTCACGGGTGAATGTCCTCGCCTTATAGCTCATCGTCCGTGCTCCTTTCGGTCTTGGAGTCCCAGAGTCGTTCTCAACTGTTGCAGGCAGCTGATGGCGTACAGGGTCTCGCGGTCCACCTTGCCGGTGGGCACCACGCTCGAAAGCGCCTCGTCCAGTTCCTTCAGTCTGGTCTCAAGATCCTCGGTGCGGGTCCACCGGCTGATCTGGTAGCCGTGGCGGCTGAGGATGTCGCACACCCGTTCGAACGCCTTGGACTGTGCCTGTATACGTCGTGTCTCGGTGGGTTCCTGCAACTGTTCGAGCTGTTGGAGCCGCAACGCCATCTTCGTCCCGAGCGCACGGCCTATGCCTTTCATCGCCTCTCGCTGTGCGACATACTCGGCGGCGGTCTCGTAATGCCCGTACCGGTCCGGCCGTTCGCTGGCGGCGAGCTTTTTCAGCAGCCGGTGTTCGACCTGCCGGGTGTCACCATGACTTGGGTTGGGTTTGCGCCGGTATCTCAACGTGCGTTTGGACGGGTCGTAGTACATGAGGCCAACCGGCTCGGGCACCTCGCTGCGGTCGATCATGCGGGCGGGGCAGACGAGGGTGAGATCGTCCACGTAATCCTTGTAGCGCAGGTATTTCGCGTCGCGGAGGAAATCGCCGCGACTCACCTTGACCTCGAATCCGCTGATCCATGTGTCCCCGCGCCAGTTGACCTCCAACGCCACGCCGTCCAGACGCAGCACCGTGTCATTCGGCTCAGTGACCGAAATCTCCGACCAATACCCGTCACCGTCACGCCGGTAACGGGAGGCGAGTGCGCAATTGATGTCCATGGCAGTCACGTCACCGTTCATCGTCTGCCTCCCATTTCCTTCTCGTGTGCCATGATTTCCACGTCATTGGCGAGCATTCGCAGTATGCCGGCGAGCGTGCCATACGATTCGGCGGTCGGATACACCGTCTTGCTGACATACACGTCCCACCTGTCGGAGCCTTGATGATTGTCGGCCTTGAGGATGATGAGCGGGTCGGCGTCGATGAAACGACCGTCCTTCATGCCCCGCACTTTGAGCATCAGACGTATCGAATCCGCCTGCTCGCTCGTGTTGCCCAAAATATCCAGAGTGCTCATCGTCTGCCTCTCAGTTCCTTCTTCTCGTTCGCGATCGATTGGAGGATGGCCTCCAGGTCGCCGAGCTCGTTCCTGCTCAACCGGATGCGGCGGATGCTGTCGCCAGCATGAGTGGCCAGCACCCATGAGCGGGTGCCGTTTCGGCCGTCTCCGGGAATCCAGCTCAGGGTCACATTCCCGCAGGAGGCACCTGTGACCATGCCGCACCGTCGTTCGATCTCCACGTCCGTCCCCCTCGTCGCCTTCATCGTCCGTCTCCGTGAAATCGTTGAACGATGGGCTGGAACAGCTCATATCCCTTCTGGGCCCACATCTCCAGTGTTTTGAGGATCACGAGAATCGACAGTGAGTCGAGCCCGTCATCAGCCAGTTTGGGAATGTTGTTGTACTCTGTGTCCAGTTCCATACGCCCGTTCCGGCCGCTGGTGAATGTGAATCCCAGCATGTCCACGGGCGTTCCGGTTTCCTCCGGTGTGATGGTCAACCGGACCTTGAACTTCTTGCCCAACGGCATCGCCTTGTCTCTCATCGTCTGCCTCCCAGACTCTTGTAGGTCAACGCGAAGCATTTATCACCGTTGCATATACGGTTCCATGCGGCGATGTTGTATTGCAACTCATACGGTGCTGGCTTACGTGAACAGCCTCCCTCGAAGCTGAGCCCGCAGGCAGTGCAGCGGAACATCACGATAAAGAACGTGTATTCAGGCAACCCCTGCACGCCGTCCCGCTCCCACTTCGCCTTGACCTTGCTCCCGCATTTGGGACACGGGCTAATCCTGTGGAACCTCACCAGACTCACCTCCCTCAAGAGGCGCGTTCAAATCCACCTGTTCGATACGCGCACGCTCCTGTAAGATGTTCGCGTATGTCCCCATCGCGTACAATTGGCTTTCAAGGAGCTGGAAGGAGCACGCGGGCGTGAAGTCCAACGTGCCCTCCGCGTAGCCCTCAAGCATGTGCGCCAGCTTGCTGATACGCTCCTGCAATTCTCGATGTTCGCGGATCATCCGCTGCTTGTAATCACTCATTGGTTGTCTCCTTCGGTTTGGTTTTGTAGTCTCGGACGATGCACACGCATCAGTCCATCCTTTCGTCCAACCATTCGATGTCCTCCCAGATCGAGAGCATGACCTGATCGAGAGCGCCCCTACTGCTCAATGCCCATACAGCGCCGTAGTTGGTGCGCTCCCGCACCGCCGTGACATAACCTTTGTCCGGGTAGGCGTGGGATTCCACAATCCAGTGGAACGGGAGCATCCCCTTGCGCAAAATCAAAGTAAAACGACTGTGCTCAACCTTGATGAAGCTCCTCATGTCGCTCATTCCTCCGTTGCTTCCATCGGGTAATTGAGGTCCTCAAGCGAGTACGCGGGATAGGTCCGCTTCACGCGTCCGAACGGTTTCTGCGTCTCCGGGCCTCTGAACGGTGGCTCGTACTCCCACCATTCGCTGCCGTCGTATTCTTCGCGGCGCAGGAAACCGCCATCAGTGAACGCCACGACCAGATCGGCGGCTATCTCCTGACTGCCGTATCCGTCGTCGTAATCGATGTCGAGCACCTTTTCGGCCTGACTCCACGGAATTCCCAGCTTCTCGTCGCGGGAGCCTACGAATCGAACGTCATCGGTCGAATGCTCGCTTTGTGAGATCGCACCCTTGGTTTCATCTAAAAGATTCATTCTTCCGTTGCCTTTCCTTGCATTGCCTTGACTGCGAGTCGCATGGCGTCGTAGTATTCGGCCCTCAACGCGCAGTCAGAATCCCATTGGGGGTAATAGTCGGGCTTCAACGCCTCGTAGAACGCTTTCGCTCCGGCTACGATTTCCTCGTTCGTGGGCCGGCGCGTGGCTCCGGCGATAAAACCGGCCTCGTATTCCTTGCTCTTGGTCGTGTCACGTATTTCCTCGGGGGACAGACGGACACCTCGTCGGAGGACAGCCCACTTCGCGTCACTGCTGATGATGCTCATAGTCGGCCTCGTTCCTGATTGTGAACAAGGCAATCATCCATAGCCTGAGCCAGTTCCTCGTCGGTGATATCGAACGCCGTCGCCACGTTCACCAAGGTTTGCAACACGTCCGCCCACTTGGCCATCAGGTCTCGGCGGGCCGTGGAATCGCCTTTGACCAGACGTTTCCCGGCCTCCACCATCTCCGCCGATTCCTCAAGGGTTTTCAACAGCAGCCACTTGTCGGGCGTGAGATGTCCGAATGATTCGACTGAGGGTAATTTCACGATACGGTTGCTCATGCTTCCTCGATTCCGTCCGGTATGACGGTGTAGTCATACGCGCGAGTGGGAAAGTCCTCCGGCACGTAATTCCAATTAGGGGTTCCGCAATGCAGGCAGAAACGATCTTCGGGGTTCACCTGGTTTTGGCATTGGGGGCAAGAATGCGGAAAAATCGGACTCATACCTCCGCCTCCTTTGTGACGCGGAACCGTTTGTTAATCTCATACCGTCCTGGACCCAGATACTTGATCGAATTGAAGGCTTCCTCGTATGTGTCGTATGCCTGGGTGATAAGGTTGCTGTTTCCCAGCCCCTCAACCACGAAGTAGCTTTCGACATGCGAATCGTCGGGCATCTCACTGGCTTTCTTCCAAGGGTTTGTCGATGCGTCCGCCGGGTCGTACAGCATGACGATTTCCGGATGGTCTAACACGTATTTCATTCCGGCGTTCCATGCCGGGGCAGCGGCTTGCCGACATATCTCAGTCAGGGACGCGGCGCACATCGCGTCCGCATCCTCCAGTCGGGGGTCATGCGTCCGCTCGTACTCGGCCTTGATGCCGGCTGTGAGTAGGCGCTTTACGTCACGGACTGAAAGGTTCATGCTTCCACCGCCTTAGCAGGGCGGAACGGGCCGGCATTTACCACCTGCACGCTGTCCGTATAGAACCATGGGCGCGTGAAACACCAATCACCGTCGCTAATGCGTATGATATGCACTTTGCCGTCGCACATCGTCCACGTGTTACCGACCCTGTCCAGCCAGAGTCCGTCATGGTCGGGGAGCTTCGGGGTTGGACGCAAAGCGTAGCCGAAGTAGGAACGGTGTGGGTAGAAGGTCGTGTTGATGACTGCTACCGTCAGGGGCTGGAGATTGGACGTAGTGCGTTGCAAGACGGTGTACCGGTTGCCGTCCGTGCCGACGTACACGTCGCCTTCGCGCACGTCCTCGATGTTGTCGATACGCTCGTACTCGGGGTCATCCAACAGTTCAATGGACTCGATGTCCCTGTAGGGGACGAAGCGCTCTGCCCCTCGATTGGCAGAAATGGGCACGACGGAGCCGTTTCTACTGCGCCTAATGTGCCCGGAACAGTCGGTGATTCCTGTAAGCACGGCACCGGCCACAAATGTGACCTTGACGTGCAGGTTTGCCATCTCTTCGCAGGTCTTGCCTTCCCAGAATGGTTTCTCACTCATTGATAGCCTCCTTGGCTAGTTGTCGTTTACGTTTCCGCTTCGCCTCATACTGGGCGTATTTCTCGGGATGCTCCGACCTCCAACGGCGATGGTATTCAGCCATCTCACGCTGATGGGCGGCGGCATACTTACGAGCCGGAGCCCGAGCTTGAGCCAAATGCTCCGACCGGTACCGGCGTGCATACTCATTACGTTTCTCACGATTACGAGCGTTCCGCCGATTCGCCAGATCACGCAGATGCTGCGCATACTCGGGGTCGGTTCGACGCCGTTCCCTGACACGACAGTTCCGGCACATGCCATCCTTGCCGACCCGGCACATGCCACCGCACCAATCGCATTTCGGATGACGTTCAGTTATCAGGCCGGACAGTTCGCCGCCGTTCCGGCAATAGTCGATGAACTCCTCATCGGTCATGTCATCAACGTTCACAGCCACACCTCCCCATTAGTGAACCTGCGGAACAACACAGGGTCGAGCTTGTACAACGCCCGCCGAAACTGCGGGTCACGGCAGAACAGGATGAACAACAGGCTTACTGCTTCGGCGGTTCGCATCGCGTCCAACCTCCCTTATCGTCCAGAAGCACCCAACCATGTTGGGCGGTGAGAATCGGCACCAGTTCGGGGTGATCGTTGAAACCGCTCACGATGTACCCCAAGCTCATGGCCTCACGCGGATGGGCGTGAATCCACCCATGACATCCCGTATCGCCACTCCCACACGCCAAGATGAGGTTCGACGCCTCATGCAGTCCCGGCCACTTGTGTGACCGGAGTCTGCGATGATGCCGGCTGAAACCGCTCCAATGGAATGGTTTGCCGCAGCGGACGCACCGGTATTGGTCGCGTGCGTCCACCAAATCCTTGACGTGTTGGGACGGGTTAGATCTGCCCATTTCCGTATTCGTCCTGGGGTTGGCTCCACGGGTCCGTAGGCTGCTGATACTGCTGCTGCGACTGTTGGAAACCAGACTGCTGGGCCTTGGGTTTCGCGCTCAACACCGCAATGGTGCGGGCCGCGACATCCCAATTCTCATACCGTTTCCCATCCTTTTCCGACACTCTTTTGGACAAGCTGCCGTTCACAAGAACCTTCACGCTCATGTTCGGCTGGGACTTCAACTGGCGAACCTGATTCAAAGCATCCTTCGCCTGATTCGACAAGGGACGCACACCATAGAACTGAGGCTCCTTGTCAACCCACTGGTTCGTGTTCTTATCCGTGTAACCCGGATGGACGCTGACGTTGAGAATACTGGAATCCTGAAAATCCTTGATCTCTCCCGCATATCCGGTAAACTCGATGCTTGGTTCTCCGGCCATTACACATTCCTCCTGTAATTGTTCGTCTTGTGTTTCTCCATGGCCCGCCTGTTGCAGACCAGCATGTGTGATTGGGCTCCGGCGCAATCAACGGCACCGCATGTGGGGCATTGGGGGAGCGTGATCTTGTCCCCGTGAGCCCACAGGCATCTGGCGCACTTGCAGCCCGGCCTCGGGGTGAAAGTCACTCGAAGCTCGCCTCCACCTTCGTGAACGGGAAACGATCATCCCGGACACTGGTCTTGAAGAACTGGCTGCGGGATTGGGACTGGCATGGGAAGGCGGGGGCGATGGTGCCATCATGGGAGAGCACCGGCATCCAACGTTTGCCGTCATGCTTCCACACCGATTCGGTGCGAGCCTTGTAGAAGCCCGGCTCCTTCGGAAGGTCGGCCATCGTGTACGGTTCGTGATACGCATACTGGAAGGCGTAGTCCTCCGCCCACCAATCGCACACAACACAGAACCCCTCGACACGCAGGCACAGAGTTATGCCGTCCGTACACTCAGAACGCACCTGCGCCACCGTGTACTTGTTGCCGTTCTTCATCACCGCCTTGTCTCCGGGACGAACCTTCGTGATATCGGTGATACGCTCACGCGGGGCGTCATCCGTGCACGGGACATCATCCACCAGTTCGATGGACTCGATGATGCGTTCGTTCGGGAAGAACTCTTCATCGGGGGAAAAACCTGCGCTGAGGCAGTAAGCGTTATCGATATCACCGATCTCGTTCGTCACTCCGGTCACTACGTCCCCGTTCTTGTATGTGACCTTGACGTGCAGGTGTGCCATCTCCCCGCAGGTTTTGCCCTTCCAGAACGGTTGCTCGCCATCATCTTCGGCCTGCTTGACGGATTCCGTCTCGGGCTTCGACTCATACACATGCACGTTCCGGGCGGAACCGGTACTGTACCCATCGCCAAAATCCAAGAAAACCACGAGATTGCCCGCATCCTCGGTCTCGATGTACAGTGGCGGCTTATTACCCAGAAGCATGACGAAAACGTCCACCAGATTTTCTGGCTTCTTCACCTCATGCAGTTCGCCCGCATAATGCCCGTAATCATCATCGAACTCAACCCACATGCCCGGTTTCACGTCGTTCAAACCAATCTCACTGCTCACTGGGAGCCTCCTTAACCTTGTCGTTGTGCTGTCGATAAGCGTCGATGAACCGTTGCGCCTGATATTCGGTCAACGTGCCATAAGCGACCCGCGTTTGCAGGACATTGCCGATGAAACCGTTCTCCTGACCCACCGGAATCTTGCAGTCTTCAAGAATCCGGTCGATCTGTGTTTTCTGCTCGTCGGTCATACCCTTGACAGAACGCTTTTTGTAGCCGCTCGTCTCACCGTCATCATCCGTGGTCGCCAGTCCGAACGCGCCGCAAGTGCTGTAGCGTCGCGCATACGTCAATGCGGAACCGAGGGCCTGCATGACGCTCATGCCACGCGAATCACCCACCTCGACCGGGATAAGACAATTACTGGCAATCCACTTGTCCGTGCCCTTCTTCCTGACGGCCGTATCCACATACAGGCGTCCGTCAACCAACTGGGTCGGCCATTGCAGGTCGAACCCCTGCTCGTCCACATAGTTCACGACCTGAGCCAGGGTCGCATACGTGCCACGACCGCCCTGAGCGTCCTTCTTAATTACCGCCATGATTCAATCTCCTCCTCTTCCTCCAACAGCTTCCAGTCGGGGAACACGACATCCTTCGGGTATTTAGGCAACCCGTAGGCCCTCATGGCCTCCAACGGGTCCTCCGTGTTGTCACGGAACCATCTGATGCCCTGCAAGGCGTGGTTTATCTTCGGTTCCGCCAGTTCGGTGATGATGGGCGAATCCTCCTGAATCTCGTAGCGCATCCAGTCGAACGGCGGGTTCTTCTCCTGCACGACGAACTCGAAACCCAACGGCCCCTTATATTCGGGCATCGTCAACCGGTAGAGACGCATGTAGAACGCGGCCTGAATGTGATACCCGTACTGCCAGCAGGAACGCTCGAACTCGTCCGGCGACTTCACCGTGGTCTTGTAATCACGGATACGCAGCACACCATCCGGGTCGGGAGTGGACGGCAACCAGTCCGCCTTGCCCTTAATCAACAATCCGGTATCAGGGTCGGCGGCGATCATCGCCACCTCCGGCTGACCATCCAGCTTCGTGAAGAAATCTCCAACCATGTCCCGCATGGCCTCGACCTTCTCCACATCATCGGGGGAAAGCCATACGATATCCTCGCCCTCATGCAGTTTCAATGTCTCCGCATACCTGGCTTTGCCTTCCTTGGTGCGTAGGTTCGGTTTCACCAGCACCTCGGGGCCACTGCCCAATATGAGACTGTGAGCCGCCTTCCCGAACTCGAACTGGGGGGAGGACGAATGCTCGCCGGTCAGATACTGCGAATACGCCAACGGGCTGACCAGATACTTCTTCAACGCGGTCTGGTCCACCGCGTCAAACGCGAAGTAATCGTCATCGGCCATCTGCTCGACGGTCATTGCCACTCCTTTCTTGCTTTGAGTACTTCCTTGCCTAAAACCTTGATGGTGTCGGCCACCGAGTCGAGAAAATCGTCAACGTCCTCCGCGTCGTAGACCTCTCCGTAAAGCAGGGAACGATACGTGCGGAACTTTCTATGCCGGACATCATTCGGGGTCAACATGAGAACCCCTCGACTGCATGGACAATTGTTCTTCACGTTCCATCAGGTGACTGTGACGCCAAGTACGCGACTTACCCTGCTTGTGAGAGGCCTCCGCATAATCGGCCACATGGTCACGGCCAACGTCACCGACGACCTTCGAGGCCTCGTTCCAATCCGAATACACGCGATCGTTCACGGCCACATACTTGTCAGCGAGATAACGGACGCAATCACCGAGATAACGGATGGCTTTGGCGATGGAGTTGAAATCAGATGCCATCAGTCGGCGTCCTCCGTCTGAATCTGAGCCCACGTTTCCTCCATGAGAGGCCGGTCGATCTCGTAGTAGATGTAGGTCTTCCCGTGCTTCGGCGGGTAGGAGCCGAACTTCATCTTGTAGTTCTCGGCCAGACGGGAGCCGAAATGCAGGGCGCTTTTCTTCATCGGCTCGAATCCTTTCGAGCGTAGGAAGTCGCTGATGATGAGACGAGGCGAGTCGGGTTCCTTCGATGTCTTGGCAGGAATGACGGGAGCGTCGAGAATCAGGCGCGCCCGACGTTCAAGCTCGTCCTGCGGCAATAGTCCACGCGCCTCGTTGAGTAGTCTCATACGGTCGAATGGGGTGAGTCCCATGATTGTTTCCCTCCACTGGGCTTGATTATTTGGTTGTCCTTCTACGCCGGTGCTGACACGTCCGAAACCCTTTTATTGGTTTCCGACGCAAGGACGCGAAGGGGTTAAATTTTTCTGAGCGCCAAGCCGGGAGTCGAACCCGGTGCACCTTGGAGAAGTCCATGACCATTGGAAGGCTTCGTAGGTGCGGCACCATGCGCTTGGCTGCCACCGGACGAGGAAGTAAAGGAATAAAGAACCCCGCCCGGAAGAATCATTTGGGTTGGATGAGGGTGTTGGAGCCCTCGGGTGTGACGATCAGCTGGTCGGCGTTCTTCAAAGCGTCGATGTAATGCTGCCGGAGCACGTTGTCGGTCAGGGAATCGTTCAGCACCTTGTTCGCGTCGGCCTCGCCCTGCGCCTTGATGCGCTTCGTCTCGGCCTCGACCTTCGCGGTCTCCTGCTCGTTCTTCGCCTTCTGCTTGGCGACCTCGGCGGCTTGGGCTTGCGCGTAGCTGTCGGTAATGGACTTCGGGTAGCGGATGTCTTGCACGGACACCTGTTCGACGGTCAGGCCGATGCTCTTCCATTTCGAGGTGAGCGCGTCCTGCACGGCCTTCGTGTACTTGCCACGGTCGGTGAGCATCGTGATCGTGTCGAACTTGCCGGAGGTTTCACGGGCCACGCTGCGCAGGTCGTTGCCGATGTAGTTCTGCGTGAACGTGGTCTGCTTGCCGTATTCCGAGTAGAGCATTTCGGCGGCGGACGGTTCGAGCGAATAGTTGACCTGAATGTCGATGTTCGCGCTGGCACCGCTACGGTCGTTGACCGTGATCTCCTTGCCTTCCGCGCTGCCGCCGTCGTACTTGTAGTCGGTGTCCTTGAAGAAGTTGATGAGGTTGTTGCGCGTATCGTATTTGATGACCGACTGCCACGGCGCCTTCGCATGGAAGCCCGCGTTCTCCGCATGACCGGCGACGGAGCCGCCCATGTTGCGGATGACGGCCACCTCGCCTACGTCCAGCGAGTATAGGCATGCCGGAATCATCAACAGTGCGGCGACGATGATGGGAATGAAGCCGAAACCGGCTCCGTCGCCACCGTTGGCGAGTGCGACGGCTATCATGCCGACTCCGATGAGCAGGAGTATTACGGCGAGTATGAACCAGATCATTTTTGTGTTCCTTTCGACAATGCGAACGAGAGCATGACGGGCGAACAGCACATGAAGCCTGCGAGAATGCTCCACGGGCCCGCATAGGGTTGCAGTGAGAGAATCAGGAACCCGGTCGCCGCCAACGTCAGACAAGTGATTGTCTTCGTGTTCTCATGCCGGTGCCGGCGTTCATCAGGTGAATGCTGCCAGCCGGAGCAGTGAGCCCCATACGTTTTCCTGTTCATGACATGTCCTTTCCGCGTGGCCGGACTCGGATTCGAACCGAGAACGCCCTTGCCGCCACCGTGTTTCTGGTTTCTGAGAGATGGATGACAAGTCCTATGGTGTGGTGACGATGGTGCGTGTCCAGACACCCCGAAGGGTTCCGGCCGATGGTTGCCGCAGCAGATCGCAGTATGGTATTTATTTGCCTGTAGTCGATAGGTGGATAAAAAACGACCCACTGCGGCAAGACTTGTTATTCCTCGTTCTTCTCGTCGGCGCAGTCGGCCAGGTCTTCAAGGGCCTTGGCGGCGAAACGCGCTTGACTTGGAGTGAGGGGACGGGCACCGTAATCGGTGTCGATTTCCGCGTTGATTAGACCATCTTCGGTGACGTTGCCGGTGAAGTATTCACGGGTGCGACGTTCCTCCACAACGAGCTTCTGGGAGAGGTTACGATTCTGACTAAGCATTGTTTTCTCGATTCGGAGAGGAGGTGATTTTTATGGCTAGTGAAGCGGAGAACTATGCAAGTTCCGCTTGCGATGATTTCAATGCAGCAGCAAGGCTGTCAGCTGACCCAGCTCAGCGGAAGATGGCGTACGGTCTAGCGAATCTCGCGGCTGCAATCGTCCATATCTCTCGTGAAAACGCCGTGCTGCAATCTCAGTTGCGGCAAACCCGTTCGTGAGGCGGCTGGCGTTCATGTCGCTACGTGGGTCTGACTGGGGGGAGCCAGTCAGTCTCGCGTGGCGGCGAGTCCAAGTTGGGGTCTGATAGACACTCATGCTGTTACCTCCAAGTCGGGTTAAGGGTCAAAAAGTGTGTCCGGAATCGCGGATTTTCACGGATTGACCTGTAGGTTTCCGGAAAGTATATACTCCGGAAGCATATATCTAGCCCCCGACAGGAAATCCTCGGTGTGGCAGCCGTGATGTGCTATGCGCGGCGTGGTGTGGTGTCGCAATGTCGAAGAACCAACCACGCTGCCACTGCGGCGGTGAAATGAAACGCAACGGCACCACCAGCAAAGGCACCACCAGATGGCGCTGCAAACAATGCGGCGCCTCCAGCGTCAAACGTCGAAACGACATCACCAACGCGGCAGTGTTCACCCAGTTCATCGAGCATTGCACCACCGCAATATCACTCGACGACCTAGCCAAACGAAACGGTGTTAGCCGCGCCACCATGAAGCGGCGCTTCAAGTGGTGCTGGCTCGTTGATGTGCCTGACCCCACCGCCGGCCACCACAAGCGGATCTACGACCAGGTATTTCTCGATGGCACCTACACCGCCGGTGGCTGCCTGATCGTCGCGGCGACCATCGACCACGTGATCGCCTGGCACTGGTGCAAACACGAAACCACCCGCGACTACCAACTGCTGCTTGAACGCATCGAAGCCCCACTCATCGCCGTCATCGACGGCGGCCAAGGCGCATACAGCGCAATCAAAAAGTGCTGGCCGACTACGAAAATTCAACGCTGCCTCGTCCACGCCCAACGCGTGGTCCGCCGCTACACCACCACCAACCCACGCACCGATGCCGGGCGCACCATCTACCGACTTGCGCTGAAACTGACCCGGATCACCACACTGGATGAAGCCGCCGCGTGGGGTGTGCAACTGCACGAGTTTTCAACGATCTACCGGGAATGGATGAACGAGAAAACCATGATCAAAGACCCCAAAACAGGTGCATGGACCCGCGTGTGGACCCACCACAACGTGCGCAAGGCCTACAACAGCCTCAACCATCTTTGGCGGTCCGAGATGCTGTTTGTCTACCTCAACCCGCCAGCAGGAGTCCTTGCGCCCGAGCGGATCAAATCCACCACCAACAGCTTAGAAGGCGGCATCAACGCCCAGCTCAAACTGCTCGCCAGAACCCACCGCGGCAGATCAGGCGAACGACAACGCCGCATGCTGGATTGGTGGCTCTACTTAAAAACGGAACTGCCTGACGATCCAGTACGAATCGCCAGGCAGTCCGACTGGGGCCAGGGCCAACTCGCCAAAGTATCCACCCTGACCCAAACCGAGAACCAAGCCGACCACGAAACAGGACGCCCAGCCCTCTACGACAACGCTATCGACACCGACTACACCCACTCAATCGGCATTCAAAAAGGCCAAATCTAACCCCCGCGACACGCCGAGCCAGACACACATTTTGACCCTTAACCCTCCAAGTCAGAAGGCTTGTTAGAAGCGCTGGGTGAGAAGAAGTCGGGCAGAATGTCCATCGGTGTTAAGCTCAGACATTCCGCATAGGTTGCAACCTGTCCGATTCCTATGGTTGACTGCCCCTTCAGTTGACGGGTCAGTGTTACGTAGGGAGTACCGGACTGGTTGGAAAGCCACCTCACAGACCTATCTGCGGCCTTGAGTGCTTCCCTCAGCTTTCGAGCAGTTTGCTTGGTGATGCTTTCTTGATTAACCATACGGTTAATTATGGCACTGCTTGGATAATCCGTCAAGCTAGTTTTTTATCTATTCGGTTAATTTTCTCTCTATTATGTGATATTCTTTATCTATGACTGAATATGGAGACCGTTTCGCAGCAGCAGTTGCCGAAGAGCTGCGGGCGCAAAAAGCAAGAGTCGGCAAAACCAACGATGAAATCGGAGAGGAAGTGGGCGTCAGCCCTGTTACCGTCCTCCGTTACCTTAAAGGCCAGCGTCAGATTCCGGTTGATGTACTAGGAGATCTATGCAAGGCTTTAGGCGCCGATGCCGGAGTAATCATGCAGACAGCGCATTTTAAGGCTTCTTTGTCTCCTGTGGCTTCCGCTGCGTCCCAGCTTGAAAAGGTCATCGGCAGAAAGATAGAAGTAGAGAAGGCCGCTTATCGGGATGATAACAAGCGTGCGGAGTCCGGTCGTAGTGAAGACGTGGACTGACCTCACCAGTGAGGCCCAGCGCATGGGAGTCCTTATAGGGGATAAGGAGTTCGACGGGACGCAGTGCGGGGAATACGATCCCGATACCCGCACCGCGTTCATTGACCCCACCATGAGTGTGGAACAACGGGTATGCACGTTGCAGCATGAGCTTATCCACGCCAGGCATTTCGATGACGGACTCAGACTATTGAGCCGTGATAAGGAGGAGTGTCTGACGCGCAAGGAGACCGCGTTGGCGTTGATAAACCCCGTGGAATACATGCACGCGGAGGATTTATATGGGGGAGAACCCTACGCGATGGCGCAGGAACTGGGCATCACCGTCGGCGTTCTGTTGGACTACCAGCGATGGCTGCATGACAATCTTGCCGCACGGGCCGCATGATTATGCACCCTATCCGTGTTTCTTGCAATCAGGGAACACGGTTCGTGGATACAATTAGCTCACCAACCCCAATGGAGAGAAGAGACAAAAAAATGAGTGAACCAGAGCAATCACCCGTACCACAGCAACCCGCCGCTGAGCCAGGTCATCAGGCTCCACAGTCCGAAACGACGACGCCGACGAAGCAGCACCCGGTAATCGCTATCGGGAAACGAGCCCCTCAATGGGCTAAAATCCTGATCGTCGTGATCGTCATAGGAATCATAGCGTTTGGCGGATGGAAAATCAGTACGGCAGCGTATCGGAAGGCGACAGACCCCATAGGTTATATCAACGGTTCATGTTCGAAATACATCGACGGCTATCCCGATATACAGAAAATGAGGGACGCTGAAAACACCATTGCGGAAATCGCGGAGGACGACATGAAAACCCCCAGTGGGGAGCTTTCCGCAAGGATGGAAGTGACCAAGACGCGCAAGATGTTTGACTGTGTGGCGAAGTCCAGCGACATGCCGAAAACCATCCAGTCGAACATGCTGGTAACTGGTAGCCAAGGCGAAATCACTTGGGGACACGTTCACGCCTCTTGGGAATATATAGGTGATACGTTGTTGCTTGACATGAATGAGGTCAAGTAGATCTAGAAGTATCAGGTCCCGTCCTCCTGTATTGGAGAACGGGACCATTTTGTATACCACTACAATATGATGGTCAGACCAAGCCGAGCGTCTTCAATGCCGCGAATACCATGGCCGCGACCACGCCTGTACTGCCGATTGCGACGATGCCCCAATCCGCCCAGAAGCATATACGGAATATCCATTTATGCTCGCGAATGAACCGATGGAAGCGAACGGACCTATTCTCTTCGAAGGCGTATTCCATGTCGGCGACCCTGAACAGGAATCTCAGGAAAGGATGCCAGCCCGTGATGGAGGTCAAGGCGGAGGTATCCGAATTGTTCGAGCCGGGCGAATCATTATGGCTCATGTCTTCTATCTCATCGGTTATCTCGGAACGTTCCCTGGCTTCGTCCTCGAAACGGGCGGACTCGCTGTCGGACAATCGACCCACCGCCGTATCGTCACCCGCTTTTCCACCCAACGCTTCCGTACCCTGGTCAAGATAAGGCTTGTCGGAATCCTTGTCGGTCAATCAAACCACCTCTGGTTGATTGGTCCTGAGTCGTTCCCGACGTTTGCGAGCCGCGTCAAGCGAGACCCCGAAACGGGCGGCTATCTCAATGAGGCTTTTACCTTCGTCCAGCATTGTCATGAACGGTTGTTCGGGCATGAGCAATGCTCCCGCGAACTCGTCGGCATAGAACTCGTGCAAGTCGTACTGGCCGGGCTCACGTTTTTCCACGAACGAGAAATCATTATCGTCGGATACGTCCACACGTTCGACGTAATGGCCTAATTCGTGCGCCAACGTGAACCGGCGACGGGTTTCCATGTCAGATGCCTCGACATAGGAGCGGGCCTGTTCGCTGGGTTTCTTCACTATCATGCCGGAAACGCCCGCAGGCAATGAGGCCTGATAGGGGATGACGCCCATGGCTTTGCTGATGGCGGCGATTTTGACGGGGAACTGCCCGTCCCAATAGTTCTCAAGGACATCTTGTGCGTGTTCGCGCGCGTCCTTCCATACCAGTTTTCCCATGCCACCTCCTTGAATCTTGACCAAGGTGAACCGGATAATCTACTCTTTTATTGTATGGCCGGCAAGTCTCGGCGCGCCATGCTCATGCCTTCCATTCGATCTGCTTCAAATCGAGCCCGTCGCCTATCGTCTCCATGCCGCGCATCAAATCCTCCACCGGCACGGTGCGGTAATGCTCGCTCATTTCCAAGGACGAATGGCCGACGATGCGTTGGATGATGCCGGGGTCAACCTTCATGTGGAACAGGAGCGATACGACGGAATTGCGGCATTCATGCCCGTACCGGTTCTCGTAGTCGGGGATGCCCGCCCTGCGCATGAGGTCGCGAAACGAGGCCCTGTCATCCAACGCGGCCAACGGCATACCCTCGCGCGTCCTGAATATCAGGTTGTACGGGTTCGGGATGATATTCTCCGTGGCCTCCAGATACCGGTGCACGACGGTGCCCAACTGGGGGATTATCGGCACGACCTTGCCTCTCGCGGACTTCGGCGGCGTCAAAGCGTACCCCTTGCACAGGTGTATCATGTCGTACCCGTCCGGCACCCTCCACCGGTATCGGGGGCAGCTCGAAGGCCGTTTGAAGCCGCACGGGTATCTTCCGTCCCTGCCGGGCTCCCCGCACCCGTGCTCCTTGTCGAGGCTTTCCAGTTTCCAGTTCACCGTGTAGGTGCCTATCCATATCTCGCCGCTGTCCGGGGTTTCCAACGTCTTGTCCCGCCACAGGTCGAGATCGTCCAATGTGGCTCCCAGTATCTCCCCCTGCCTCATGCCGGTGAGCAGACGCCACCATTGGCGTGCCCCCAGAAACAGGTCGTCGGAGGACGCTTCGAGCATGTCCTGCATCTGCTCCACGGTGAACGCCTTGCGGTCCTGCGTGCCGCTGCGCCTGTCCGCCGACACGGCCACGGGCCCGTTGATGGTGCGCCGGTCCCCGGCCAATCCCGTGTCCCTGCGTTTCGGCCTTGCCGCGCTGGTGACCGGACTGGTGGGTATCAGCCGGTCGGCCACCGCCGCCTTGAATATCTGGTTAAGGATGTTGTAGAAGCCAAGCTGCCGGTTGTACGAGCATGGGGTGCCGTCGAGGTTGCGCATGTTGGCTATCATGCGCTGCACCGCCGAGGCGGTCACTTCGCCCAGCTTCTCGTTCGCGTACTTGCACAGGTGCACGCTTATGAGGCTCGCATAGTTGTTGATGGACTTGGGTTTCAGGTCGCGTCGTTTCAGCTCGAACCAGCGTTCCGCGTACTCGCCGAGCCGGGTGGCGCGGTCTACGCCCATGCCCCATTCGGTTTTCTCCTTGAGGGCTTCGGCTATTTTTCTGTCGCATTCCTTGTAGGTCTTGGCGGACACCCACCGGCCGTCCACCTTGGCCTGCCAGTTCACGTATGTCTTTACCGTGCCGTCCTTGAGTGTTTTCCGCTGCTCGTGGCGGATGGGGTAGACCGCTCCGGTTTTCCTTATCCTAGGCATTCAGCATCCTTCATTCTCCAACATTCTCCAACAAACAATCCGTGGCGAATGGTATTCCAATGGTATACCAATCGTATCAAATCGTTGGAATTCCGCCGTTCTTTCCGTGGGAGCCGTTGATTTCATTATACGTTACTGGATGTGGAAGGTGTGCTGAATCACTCGCTGATTAGGCATTGAGACCCCTTGCGAACGCCAATGTTTGCAAGGGGTCTCATCGTATCTCGGGTAAGATTTCCGGCGTCTAGGAATGTCATTCTCCAACATTCTCCAACAAATCTTCGGGTTGGGCTGCGGAACGGTTTCGGCGTGGCGGAATCGACGGTGATTCGCTCGAAAAATCAAAAATCGGTTTTTGTATAAATATTCATGTAAGCCTTTTAGTATCTATCCATGTATGTTCACATGTCGGTGTGAGCAATAATCAGCGTTGACTGTGACTCACTATTCCCATTATGGTGTGACTATCTGTTATCATGTGAGTGTGAATAAAAAACCCTATGGAGGTGAAGACTCCACAGGGTTGAAAAACGAAACCCTAGCAAGAGTTCCACTCCCAAGTTTAGTCGAGGGCGTGGAGGAAAGATGACGGAACAGATGGGCTACCGCAATGTAGATCGCGTATATGCTCTCGCAAGCCAAGGCAAATTCTCCAAGACTGATGAAAACGGCAAGCAGACGCTAGACCTACTGGCTTTGTCGATGATGACCTACATGGCCTCGAAGGTAATCGACAAAGAGGATGTGAACGCCGTCGTATATCAAAACCGTGCCTACTGGTGTTATTGGGAGGGTTGGGACAAGATGATAGAGGGTATGGGCATGGTCATCGCCTCCAAGGAACATGATTTAGACACTGCCGCAGAAACAACAATGGCCCGCACACGGACAGCGCGAAACCGACTGAGCCGTGGTGCAAAGTTTTTACAAGAGCAGGGCTGTATAAAGCAGCTAAAGGCTCCGATTCCTCTAGCGGGGAAGAATGCCATCTGGCTTCTGTTGCTTGGTAATGAGAGGGAGAACCGCGAAGCTGAGCGAATCGCCCGATTGTATTTCAATCTTCCGCCCATGAAAGCGTAAATACGCGAAAACCGCCCCTCCGTCCAGCGTTACTGCTGGGGGAGGGGCGGTGGTATTTATTCGCTGCGACTACTTGCCGGCCATGCGTACCGGGTTGTATGCGACTCCGAATCCGGCGGCGATGATGCCTGCGGCGGTGCTGATGAAGCCGCCGATGTCGTGTGAGCCGAAGCTCATGAACCCGAGTCCGACGACCGAGGCGACGAGCGTGACCACGTAGATGATGGTGCGCAACGTGTCATTGAATACGGGAGTGTACGGTGTGGCCGTGTGGTCGGGAATGTCGGGCGTGTTCGTGCCTGTTTCCGTGATTTCCTCGAGTTGGGTGTCCGGCGTGTTGTTGGTCATGTTTGCTCCGATCAATAAGGGATGATGATGGGGTGATGCCGTCACCCGGTCAAGCGGGTGGCGGCATCTGTTGAGTCTCAGCGGCAGGTCACCACGTCGCCCACATAGTAGACGTTGATGTTGCCGGAGGGTACCGTGCATTGGCTGACGTTGTAGCCGTGGGAGGTGGCGAACTCCCACACGGTGTCGCCGTACTGGAGGGTCTTGGAAACCCCGTTGGACGGCGCGGCCGTGGTGGAGCCGCCGCCGTAGGTTACGACGTCGCCCACGTAGTAGCGGTTGATATCACCGGAAGGCGTGTGCCATGCGGACAACGGCCATGCGTTGTGGGCTACGGCGAGTCCCCAGATGGTCTCGCCCCACTGCATGGTGTGGCTGATGCCACCCGTGTTGGTGTCGGCCGGGGGAGTGTTCGGCTGTGCGGGCGCGGCCGGTGTGGCCGGGGGCGTGGAGCCGCCGGCGGGGTTGGCGTACAGGTCCCACTGCCATGCGTCGCCACGGAACACGTTGAGGTCGATGGGACTCCACGTGTTGACGACACCGGTGCCGCTGTATTGGCGCATGGCCTCGCCGTACGCGCCGATCATCCACGGATTGGCCTGATAGCCGGTCGGGCTCATGTTCGCGTATTGGGCGATCCACAGGCCGTATCGGTCGCGGATGTCCTGCGGGATGGTGCCGGCGACCGGGCCGGTGTACAGCAATGGGCGCACACCGCCGCTCAACCGTTCGCACTCCGCCATGAATCGGCGTACCCAATCCCAGTTGCCCCATGCGGGGTTGTCGTCCATCTCCCAATCCAACGCCACGATGCCGTGACGCCAATAGTTGCTGGTGTTGCGGTAGAAGAATTGGGCCTCGCCCTCGGGCGAACCGCCCATGGCGTAATGGTAGAGGCCGAATTTCTTGCCGGATGCCTGCGCCTGGTAGATCATGCGGTTGGCGTCCGTGTTCACACCGGAGACCAAACAGTTGTTGTTGACCTGTCCGGTGCCCCATGTGGTGCCGACCACGATAAAATCGGCCTGCATGTTGTACACGTCTACACCGCACTGCCAGTTGCTCATGTCCACGCCCTGCATGTCCGCGTGCGCGGTCGCCGGGAGCAGCATCATGCACACGGCGGCTGCCAGCGCCGTGACCTTGGCGTACAGGCGCTTATGCCACGGTTTGTCCTTGTTTTTGACCATTTTTCCCCTTTCTTTTGGGATGGATATTGTTGTTTGTGGCCCACGGTCGTGGGTCAGGATTGTCACGGCCCACTCGGGGCCGTCAATGAAAAAGCCCCACACGGAATGGTGTGGGGCTAGAATCAGTCGATCTTGTACAGGCGGGGAGTGAACGTCTTATCGACCTCGCCCGTGGTGTTGACGAAAATGTTGCATTGGAGAGTGCCGGCCTTCAAGGTTTTCGGCCCATAGTCCCTAGGTCCGAACACATTTGCTCCTTCGCTCCCGTCGTCGTGGGAGATATGGGCTTGTATGCCCATCAGCCATGAATCGTTGCCCAGCGGCCAGTCCGTGGCGTCCATCGTGTACGTACCCGCATCCACATGCACCACATTGGTCAAGTTATTCCACGAGTCAACCTTTTGTGTGGTGGAGCCTTTGAACCGGTACGTGCCCGGCGATGGTTCCGTGACCATAACACCCGGGTCGGTGCCTAATGTTTTAGGCAGTCCGGTGACACGCGGATACAGGTTCGCTAATTCATAACCCCCCCCCTAAGGCTCGTGTTGTCGGGTCGCATCCACTCGTGCGCGGTGTCGCCGGATTCGAGCTGGATTCGGAGGTCGCCGTCCTTCGCGGTGGGCGTGGCCTCGGCGGAGATGACGTTGAGGAACAGGCTGACGGTGCCGGCAGGGATTGCCATGACACTGTTACCCAAGTTCATTTGGTCTCCCAGTTGCTGCCCCTTGGCGTCGAGGCACTTGATGTTGAAGCTCAAACCGGCGATACTAGTGCCGCTGATTTTCACGGTGCCCTGTACCGGGCATGGGAACGTCCACGACAGGCCACGCCATTGACCGGTGGCGGTGCCGGTGACGTGCAGCGAACCGTCAGTGTTGACGGTGGCGGTCAACCCGTTGCCCTCGGCGGGACCGTAGGCGAGCAGGTTACGCGACAATACGGTAATCGGCACGGTTTTCGTAATCTTGCCGGCGGTCAGTTTCAGACTCGTGGACCCCGGTTTGATACCGGTTATTGATAGTGCGCCCATATTGGGGCCTCCTTTTATGGCGAAGGCCCCAATATCGGGGCCTTAGTTGAGTTTCCTGAGAATTGGGGTGATGGTTGCGTCCACGGTCTTGCCGGGCGAGACACTGACGAGCATCCGGTAGTCGCCCGCCGGGAGCGTCGCCTTGACCGTGCCATGAGAGAACAGGTCGATACTGCCGTCCGTGGATTTGAGCTCGCAGAACGGGCCGACACCGTCGACGAGCGTGTGTTCGAGCGTGTACTCGCCGGCCGGCAGGTCCTGGGTGACGAGGATGGTCGCCCAGTCGGTCGCTGTGCCCTTCGCGTGTACCATGCCGTCGCCGGCCGCTGTGAACGTGATTCCGTTGCGCGTGGCGGGCAGGGTGGGCAGCACCCATTTGTTTCCCCATACACTGACCGGGATGGTCTTTACGATGCTGCCTGCGGTGATGGTGATGGAGGTGTCGCCCTCCTTGAGGGCGCGGACACTAGCCCCCCCCCTAAACGCTGTTGTTGGCATGATATTGCCCCTTACTGTTGTCTGACTGATGCGAGACTCACATCCTTGATGGATGCCGTATACTCCTGCGATGCCGCATCGGGCAGGATCGTCACCTTGAGGTTCTTGCTCTCGCCGACGCGCAGGGTGATGTTGTCGATGGGTTTGCCGGAATCGTCCGTGACCTTGATGGACTCGGGCGCGTAGGCCGCGCTGATGGACACGGCGGCGGAAGTGAAACCGTTGACCGTGGCCGTCACCAATATGGTTCCGCCATGCCTCCACGTGAGCGTGTTACCGCTGACCGTGGCGGTGGAAGTGTCCCGGCTCGTGAACGTCACGTCCTTGGTGGTCAGCAGGTCGCCCACATGACCGTCCGCATACGTGGCTTTCGCCCCCAGTTTCAGGGTGCCGTTGACCGCCAGAGACTTGGGCAGAGCATTGCCCTTATCATCCGTGATCTCGATGGAGACGACCGTGTCTTTGTCGAGGGGCCATACGAGTTTGCCGTTGAACATGGCGTTGTACGTGTGGCCGTTCATCAATGGTTTGCCGACACGTTTGCCGGCGTATAGGGCTGGCATGATCAGGCCTCCTTCACAGTGGCCTTCTTGGCCTTGGCTGGCGTGGAGTCGGTGTCGGGTTCCTCCGTGGTTTCCTCGGTGGTGCCGGTGTCGGGCAGTACGGTGGTCGCAGCCTCCGCCTTGTCCTTGACCGCCCGCACCGTCGAATCGATGGCGGCGATAGCCGATTCGCCCTTCGCCGCAACCGCGTTGGCGGTGTCGGCCACGGTCTGCGAATCATTGGCGACGCTAGCCGCCAACGTGTTGGCGTTCGACGCGAGGATATTAAGGTCGGACTGGGTGGCGGTCGCGGAATCAGCCGAGGACTGTGCGCTCAGCATGGCGCTCCTAGCCAACGCGGCGTTCGTCTGCGCTTCGGCCGTGATGGACTCCAACGTGCTCATGGCCATAGCGGCCTTCATGGTCGTGGCGGTCTCGTCGAAGAGCACCACCGCATCCGGGTATCGGGCGGAAAGCGTCTCCGCCTCCGACTGGGTGGAAGCGTGGCGAACCTTCAGCAATTGGGAGCCCTGCATGTCCTTCGGGACGAACGTGCCGGCGTCCACTTCCACGAGGTCCGCGTATTCGACCGTGGTCTTGGAGTCCGGCACCTCGACGTAGCGCGTGTACGCCTGCGGCGTGTCCGCCAACTCGATGACCTGCCAAACAAACGCGCTAGTCGTGGGCAGCAGGTCAACCGTCAGCTCGCCGCTTTCGGACAGATTCGCGTCGAACGAGGCCGCGATGACAAGATTCTTTTCCGCGTCGAAGTGACGACGCACCGGGCGGAACCGCAGCGTACCGGTCACAGGGTCCAAGCCGCCCGTCTTCGGCTTCCTGATGCTGATATGGATTTGGGTCATTACTGTTCCTCCTTATTGGATTCGATTGTTTCGGGGGCTACGTCCGGGCGAAGCTCGTCCGGCAGCGAGGGCTTGGGATGACGTTTCAAATTGTTGACCATGTTTCCCTTTTCTCTGGGATGGATATTGTTTGTGGCCCACGGTCGTGGGTCAGGACTGTCGTGGCGCTATCGGCGCGGATTGGATGTCATTGTTGAGCGATGTCCCGTGGCCGTTGCCGCCCAGGCTGTGATAGCTGTCGTAGAGGCGTTGGGAGCGTGATTTGAGGTCCTCGTCCGCCACTCCGTCGTGCTCGATGACCATTTCCCGGCGCAGGTCCTCCAACTGGCACAGCAGGAGCTCGCGCAGCCCGTTGACCATGGCTTTGCCCCACCGCCACATCAGGCCCAAAACCGTGGCCACGCCGCCACAGATAAAAGGCACGAGCCAATCGACGATGTGAGCGAGCAAAGACATTGGAAAGCTCCTTTACGGTGGGAAAACCCACACGTTCGTCCCCGTTGGATAGGCCAACGGGCGTGTGGGTTTTCGGAGGTTGAAAATGCTGTTACAAGAGTTTTGGAACGGCCGGTTTTGGCCGTATTGCACGGCGAATCTGCGTGAGTCCACGTGTGTCGGCTATGAGTCGGCGTGGCGGTTGCACGTGGCCCCGAGGTTCGGCGCAATGCAGATGGAATCGATAAGCGTTGAATTGGTGGACAAGTGGCTCGTCGGGTTCGCCAGTTCGGGCGCGGCGCGCAAGGCATGGGCCGTACTACGCGCGATACTGAGGCGGGCTATCCGCTGGAATCTCTTGGACGTGGATATCACGAGACGCGATATCCAGTTGCCGGCCAAGCCGCATTACGAGCCGGTGATATTGGGCATCCGTCAGCAGCGATCGCTGTTGCAGGGCTTTTACGACCATCCGCTTGAGGCGTGGCTTATCTGCGCCGTCTCATGCGGCCTGCGCACCGAAGAGGGGTACGGTTTGGAGTGGAGTGACATTGATCTGCGCGCAGGCGTCCTGCATATCGAGCGCGGTTTGCAATGGGTGAGCGGCCATGAGGTCGTCGTGCCGCCGAAGACCGAATTGAGCCGTCGCACATTGCCGTTGCCGCGCTTCGCGGTCAAGCGTCTGCGCGAGCTCAAGCCGCGCGAGGGAGGGCGACTCATCGGTGCGCTCACCCCGCCACAGGTGGCACGCCAGTACAAGGGCTGGTGCAAGCGGTATAGCCTGCCGCATGTGCCCGCACGCAACCTGCGCCACTCGTGGGCGACGAACACTCTGGCGGCGGGAGCGGATATCGCCATCGTGAGCAAAATGCTCGGCCACAGCGATATCAAAACCACCGCGAAGTACTACCTCAAACCGGATATCACGGCTTTGCGAGACGCGCAACGTCTCTGGGAACGAGCCCTAATAGCCTGAACGGGATTCCCTA